CATTCATCTTACCTATCGCAAACGGAGAATCTACATTTCCAGGATAAACATATATTGGGTGTAATCCATTTGTTATTTCCGGTTTCATAACGTCAGGTGTTGTTTCACCGAACTTCTTCTTGAAATCGCGTATAATCGTATCCGGTATCTGAGGAGATGTTTCTTCTAGTCGTCCAGATTCATCGCGTACGATTTTTAACATGTCTTTCGCAGGCATTCGTTCAGAGCGTGGAAGAGCAAGTTCAATAAGAATAAATTTATATATCTTTTTATACGTTATATCTGCTATACGATGAGATTCTGAACGTTTTGCCCAGGCGAAATAACTACTCACGGTTGTTAGCATAGCAACGGAAAGAGTTATAATTCCAATAGCAATATTTGCTATGCCGGTATCTCTCACCAGTGCCGTTACTCCAATTGACGCAGAGCCTGATAATGTAGCCATAACGATGGACGGTAAAGTTATAGCAGTGCTTAAGTGAGAATAATACTTTTCCGAACGGTCATGTAACCAAGAATAGCAAAGAGACCGTTCCCCCTCGTCTGATAATATTTTTTCAAGTTGGGAGTTCCATGATGCTTGTCCAATAGAGTCATCCATTGTAATTTCCTGGTAGTAATTAATGGTGTGGGTGTATGACTACCCGCTTTCAAAGGATGAACGAAAAATCCAGCTGTTCCTCGAGGAACAGTTTGGGAAACGAAGACCGGTTGAAAAAATTGTACGTCTAATGAGTTTGTACCGCTACTTGAGAACACATACGTTTCGGTCAGCTCATGATATCCAGACATCATTTTTCATGGACAAGAAACACCAAACCCCTATATTCAATGAAGATACCGCACAAACGGTATATAGAAGCCTTCATCATCGTGGAGGGTCTAGCGAATACGCGTACGCGAATGAACTTATTAAGTTGAGTGGCGAATACGTTAAATCTCACGACCCTACCCCAATTTCGTGGATAGCCGAAAAACTTTTCCAACTTCTTGTTCTTCCTGCGAATATTGCGAAAACAGTCATTGGATCAGAAACATTTGATTTAAGTGCAGATTCTCTCCATGCACTTATCGAGACAGGTGTATCTGGTGTGAACGGAGTTGCTGCTGATGCTGGAGGACCAATTGGACTTGCTGCCGTAGGTATGTTTACGGCGATTGCTGCTGGCGTTGGTGCGTCACTCGCATTAGCTCAAGGTGATGTTGCTCAGTCCATAGTTCACATTGTGAACTTTATTCCGGGAATAGGACCTGCTCTCATCAAAGCTCTGAACAAGCTTGAACATATCGGGAAAAACATCGATTCGCATCGGGAAAAGTTTGGAAAAATTCCGTTTGTTGGACCGTATCTTCGCGATATGGTTCCCGACTTGAAAAAGAAAGGTGGTAAACAGTTTTCAACTAGACGGCATAAGGTAACCAAATGTCCGACGACCAGACGGAACAAGTTCGCACGACACTGAAAGAATGGGTAGAGCTTGATAATCAAGAGCGGTCTCTTCGTCAGCAAATCAAGGAAATCAAGGATAAGAAGACAAAAAACTCCGAGCTTATCCTGAAGTATATGCGTGATAATTCAGTGGACGATTTCAAGATTGAAGGACAGGGAAGTTTGAGTCGCTCAGTGCGCACATCCCGTCCTCCTCTACGTCGTGAACAAATTCGTACCCAGCTTCTTATCCAGTTTGCTGACCAGCCACAACGTGTAGCTGAAGCTCTGCGGTCAATTGAAGGAGTTCCGGAAGGGTCAGATGATATGTCTGTTGGTGGAACTCAGCGCGAACTACTTGTTCGCCACATTCCCAAGCGTAAGACGTGAAATAGCATCTTTCGCTGCTAGTTGTTCTGCCTGCTTTTTCGTAGGAGCTGTCCCGATTCCCAAATGAATACTTTTTTCATCTACCGCAGCCATAGTATACATGTTTGTCGACGCAGAAATAACTGTATAGGTAGGCGTATGATGAAATCTAGCTTGGTACAACTTTTGCAGTTGTTCCTTGAAGTTCCGATTATTCATTAGAATTCGAGGAATATCAATATAGGTCTCAACCAAACAAACCACAAACGAATACAGAATCTTGAAATCATTACCAGAATCAGTCCACAATGCTCCAATAAATGCTTCTAGGATATCTCCTAGTTTCTTGGAGTTTATACGTCCGGCACACACATCTTCATTGTGTCGTGAAATAATATAAAACTTATCCAATCCAATTTTTTGGCTTAGAGTTCCAAGCATTTCGTTACATACAATTTCCTTCTTCAAATCGGTCATAAATCCTTCATTTTCGTCCGGAAACCGTTTCATCAAGTATGTAGACACACATGCTCCCAAAATCGAGTCACCCAAATGTTCTAGTCGTTCGTATGATTCATCAAATAAACCAAGACAGTCTCGTGGTTTTTCTGCTAGTTGAGCCTCTTCTCCCGTTGGACTAGTATATTCTGCTCGCTTAACGTATGATGAATGAACCATCGCACGCTGAAATAGTTCAGTACTAGAAATACCAAAATCACAATTATGTTTGGAAAGAATCGCTTGGATATCCGGCTGAGTAAACAAGCGATTTTTTGAATTGAATGGATTGTAAAGAACTTGCGTGCTCATTTCTTTAGTTTACGACTGTTCTGTTTATTCCTACGAGTCCGTTTTCCTCCAGCCGAAGACAGAACACTCTTAACAACAGAATCAATCTTCTTCCAGTTCGTTAAAAAAAGTTGAGCTTCCTCAGGATGCTCAGTCTTTAATGTTTTCAGAGCCACCGACAGTGACTTTTCGATGCTTGGTTCGTATTTCTGAATAAGGTCTGGAATCTGCTTAATCGCAGCATCTCTCGCTGCGTTTTTTAGAAAGTCAAACGCCATTACTCATACCGCAGACATTATTCATCGTTATCGCCAGGAACAGTTCGCGTAAAACTGAACTCTTCCGAGACCATTTCCCGCTTACGATTTTCTACAATCCACTTGAACAACCCATCAGCATTGATTTGAGTCGCACTCGCAAAGTACTGATTCGTAAGTTCCTTTAGGTCCTTTTGGGATAGAGACCATGGCTTTGTCCATTCTGAAGGACGCTTGATGGAAATCGTTGAACCGTCTTCCTCCACCTTCACCTTCTTGAACTCACTGAATTCAGGACGCTTCAGAATTTCAGCAATATCTAGCTCTACAATTTTACGAGCGTCGCGTTTCTCATACACTTGCTTATTCAAATCACGAAGTTCATCGTCAATCTCGCGGTAGTTGCGAATATGCGCCTTAAGTTCAACTAGAGTACCCTGCATTTTTACTTCATGGTAAGAAGTAAGAAGATTATCCGTTTTCAATACAATGTACTTTGATTCGAGCGAAGTAGAAAATCTGCGAAAAGTGTTCAACCAAGAACGCCCGTCTAAAACACCTATACAGAAAGGGTCTCCAGACACCGTATGGAAAAACATTCAGTCACGTCTTCAGGATGAATGTTCTAAGAACAATGCAGAGTGTGTTATTGTATCTCTTCTGTCCAAACCCAAAGCTCCTTCTACGTGGAGAACAAATCCAGAAGAATGGTTATCATCTATTGATATTGATGCTGTCGAGAAAAGGTATCAGAAGATTTTTCCCGAATACTTTTACGTCGGAACAGTCCCTATAGATTTTGGATCTAAATCCAAGACTGGTACGTGTCTCGTAAATTCCCTATGTTCCCTCGATATTCGTGAAATTTATAGGAAAGGGTATCGTCAAATAGGCATAGTGTTCAACACAGATAAAAGCACCGGTCCGGGCGAACACTGGATTGCTCTTTTTTGCGATATTCGTCCCGATTTAGACTTTCCGCGAATAACGTATTTTGACTCGTATGCGACCAAACCAGAAAAGGAGATTCAACAACTCATGAAACAATGGTCAGAATCATGGAATTCTACAGGTATCCACAAGAAGCCTATGGCTATAACGTACAACAAAACTCGTCACCAGTACGAAGATTCCGAGTGTGGAATGTACTGTTTGTATTTTCATTTGTGCTGTTTAGTTGGTATTCCAATGAAAGACAAGATTCCTGACCAGGTCGTTAGAGGTTTTCGTGGACTTCTATTTAAAGTATAATATAATGGACTCACATTGGGTTAGATGGGTTAATGTTGTCGTGAGTGTTTTGTTTGTTGGAATTATCATTTATGCATTTTTTCAGGCGATTATTCGTAGTCCTAAGTAATAATGGACTGGTATCAGTATTCCGGGACAGTGTTGGCTGCAGCCATTGTACTTGGACTCATAGGATATGCTCTTTACCATCTTTTGACTCCTTCGGACATTCAGGCGTCGGTTGCTGCTGAATCAACGTTTAACGCGTACCAAACAGTTATGAAACTCGCGCCTTTGGGATGCCCTACGACGCCATCATACCGGCTGTGTGATTACTATATGGCTTCATCGGCCTACTCTCTGTTTCCTGGCTCAAAGATTTATGATTATATTACCGACAGCGTCATTCCACCACTGATGAAATCAGGTCCGCGTCTTGTTGAATTGGATATTTACACTGATGTATCAGACAATCCAGTGGTAGGCTTGAAGAATCAAACTCTTGGGACAGATTATGCTTATAATACAGTATCATTTGAAGCGTGCTGCGTAGCATTAGCAAATAATGCATTTAATTCTGTAAGTTGTCCCGTTTCTTCTGACCCGTTTGTGCTCAGTCTAGTGTTCCATACCGATAAAACGAATGTGATAGATGCGTGCGCACAAATTTTGAAAGATACGTGCCACACTTATCTTTTGGATTCGTCCTACAGTTACCAGCGCAAGAATCTAGCAATAGAGCCGGTATGCAATCTGCAATCTAAACTTATTGTTGTATCCGGACCTGAAACGAAAGGAACGTTGATGGACGAAGTAGTGAATATGTCTTGGGGAACATCTACGTTGAGGCGATTAACGTACAAGCAAGCATCCCAGACGCAAGATAGTGATGAACTGATAAACAATAACCGCAATAATATCACGATGGTTGTTCCGGATATTGGGTCGGATTTAGTGAATGTGAACCCTCAAATTCTGTTAACATATGGATGCCAGTGGAACTTGATGAATTATGGGTCAGTAGATAGTGCGATGGAAGTTTATATTGGCGAATTCCAAGAAAACAGTCTCGTATTAAAACCCGAAGCTCTTCGCGCACTCGCAGTCAAAAAGTATGCTCAACCAGTACTTCCAGACCCGGCAGTATCTTTCCAGCCCATGCAGAAAACTTCACCAATCTACACTATCACGGTGTAATCTAATAAATTCTCGCGTTTAAAACAAAAATGTCGAAGTGGATGGTTCACCTAAAAAAGACGATGCGCGCGCACAAGGGCATGAAGCTGGGTGCGGCCATGAAGCTTGCGGCCAAGACGTACAAGAAGCACAAGGGTGGTGCTGGCGAGGGTGCTGAGCCTGCGGGTGCTGAGGGTGCGGATGCCGCGGCTACGGCTGCGGATGTATCGGGAGGTCGCCGCCGTTCCCGTAAGGGCGGAAAGACTGCGCGCCGCACGCGTCGCCGGTAGATATCATTCTAACCATTACTAACCACATAGACCGTAATAAACCATTCCTATAGGCGCACATCTTTGTGTCCATACGAAAGGTTCGGCCTCGAAGTCCATTTACGGAAAAAAAGATTATACTGAACATACAAATACAATGGGTGGTGGCCTTCTTCAACTCGTAGCCTATGGCGCTCAGGACGCATACCTATCCGGAAATCCCCAGATTACTTTCTGGAAAGGACTGTTCAAGCGCCACACGAACTTCGCGATGGAGCCGTTTCGTATTAATTTAACTGGCCAAGTTGGATGGGGCGTTAAGCATTCGGCAATTATTGGTCGTCATGCTGACCTGCTGTACCACACCTACCTCGATGTAACGTTACCTGCCGGCTCCGTTTTTAACAATGACCAGGCTCGTTTGGGGTACAATCTTATCAAGTACGTTGAACTTGATATTGGTGGACAGGTCATCGATCGCCTGTATGGAGAGTGGCTGTATCTGTGGGACACTCTAACGTCCGATACTCGCACTGCTCTTAAGCTTCATCAGATGGTAGGTGTGAGTGCGGCTCCGGGAACATTTACTGTTCCATCTACGTCAAGCTGCGTTGTAGGTGCATCGGGTCAGCCGGGTCTACCGACTCAGGTCGTTATTCCACTCAGCTTCTTTTACACGAAGAACCCAGGATGCGCTCTACCGCTCATTGCCCTACAGTACCATGAAGTGAAAATCAATATTCTGTGGAATGATATTAAGTTCGCAGCAGGAAACTTCAATAATACGCTAGCTGCACCGTCTGCGGCCGTGCACATTGACTACATCTACCTCGATACGGAAGAGCGCCGCCGCATGGCGCAGAACTCGCACGAGTACCTCATTGAACAGCTACAGTACAACGAGGACAAGGGTATTTCGTCGTGGTCAAATCGCATTGACTTGACGTTCAATCACCCAGTCAAGGAACTTGTTTGGGTAGTCCAGCCTTCGGAGTACACTCAGTGCAAGCTTGCCCAGGGTCTACGCGCATCAGCCACTCGTCTCCAGCCGTTCACGTATGACCAGAATGCGGTATACGAGCAGCATCTCCAGATTAATGGACAGGACCGCCTTGACCGCCGCTATGGACAGTACTACAATACTACCCAGCTGTACCAGCACCATACGGGTAGCGCACACTCAATTTACGCCAGCACGAATACGATTGCTGCAGTGGCTCAGCCCGGAATTTACGGATACTCGTTTGCTCTGAAGCCTGAAGAACACCAGCCTTCTGGAACGTGCAACTTCTCGCGCATTGATACGGCGACATTGGTGATGACGTTCGCGAACTCGGCGACTCTCTCTCCTGAAACCGATCAGACGTACGAAGTTCGCGTCTATGCCGTGAACTACAATATTCTGCGCATTATGTCTGGAATGGGCGGTCTAGCGTACTCTAACTAAACGTAAAGTAAAGTAAATCTTTAACCTAATTTTAAAACTAAAGCGGCTTCTAGACTTGGAATCCACTTTAGAAAAACTGGTCAACGAACGATTTCATACCCGGAAACATTCTTTCAACGGTTGTTTTCATCATATCGCACTTTATGCTCTGGCTTTGTCCACTAGCTATTTTTCCCAAAAGTCCAGTCATGAATGTTTTTTGAAGTACTTGGAAAAGTCCAAAGATAGAAAGAATTACGATATCGGTTACAGCAATAAATGAAATAGTTATTAAGTTGGAAACAATAAGTTCAAAGACCGAATGATTCGTGAGAATTGAAAGTGTTATCGCCAATCCTATAAATAAAGCACTTATAAGTCCCACACTTACTCCGACATACGTAACTATTCTTTGATTTTCTTCGGACGAATCGTTTGTGAATTGGGGTTTTCCAGATTTATCTACCTTTCCAAGAGAAACATACTCATTTCCTAAACTAGATATCTCTTTAACTAGTGAGATGTTTTGTATATAACCGACATACGTAAAATAAAAAGTAGTCAGAAAAATCAGAAAGAATGCACAATGCATCAGTAATTCAATTACAAAAAGAACAACCATTATATTAATGGAGCAGACATTTTGGAATGGACGAGAATACATAGCGAAAGGACTCGTTGATGGTCTTTTGGCGTCTGCGTATTTGTGGATATTTTGGATGCCGTTTATTACTGCTGCAGCACTTCCATTGAATGTGGCCCAAGTAAAAATGTTCTTATGCCAAAAAGCTCAAAATCAGACTATTTATTCGCCGAATTCTACCGGTAATCGTACGTCAAGTTTTGAAACTTCCGCCCAAGCAGACCACCAAATTCAAGATAATTCAGAAATTTATTCGAAAAACGTCACAGGCCTCACAGTATTGTGGTGCTTAGGACTCTTTTTTGTATGTTTGTGCTTCTTTTTAGCCCACATCCTAATTCAGTGGGCGAGATTGGACTGGAACTCTACTATGCTCTTTAACTTTATTTTAGCGATTGCTATAACTATCATTGAAATATGTTTCTTTGTTGGAGTTGGATTGAAGTATAATTCGTATGACCTGAATTACGCGTATAGCAAACTGAATATTTAATCGAAGCTCATCATCACGTCAGACATCGAGATAGAACTTTCTTTCTCGGACTCCTGCTCTACCAACGCACTTACTGCTCTGCGTTCTTCCTCGAACATAACATGGTCTTCCTCCGTTCCCTCGGGCAACTTGGTTTCATCCACGAGAATGTCTACGAACCCAGTTCCACATGGAGGTTTCTGTCCGAACATGATGTTCGCAGACACTCCGCGCATATTATCACTCTCTCCCATCAACGCTGCATTGAATAGATGCTTCGCAGTTTCCTCGAATGAGGATTTCGCCAAGACACCGTTCTCAGTATTCTTCGACATACCTGTACGGTCAGCCTTTAGGAAGAATCCGGGGTACGTCATCGCATCCACTAGCGTGATTAGGTGATGGTAATTAATGTACTCGCGCGAAAACACTGATTTGAATTCACGTAGCAAGGCGATGCGCGCAGTCTCGATTCCAAACACTTGCTTGATTTCATGGATATCGTTAGAGAATGAACGGAATGGATCGGTATTAGGAATTGTCGACAAGTCCAGGAGATTCGTACCTTCTACATCCAATACATGTTGCTTCGCTGCAACCCATCCTCCGACCTTTTCATCATACATCATATGGTCTTTGACTTCACGAACATATACGTTCCCAATTCCTTCAACACCCGTAAGAACCGTATCCAGCAACTTATCTTCGATGAAACGGAGTGAGAGCATGTTTTTTACTGCATCTGCCCCAAACACAATACGCAACACCAACTTGTCGGGAGCATTCGTATCGGTATGAATACACTCAAACACTTTCAGGACACGATTATTCTGAATCTTTGCTGCGATAATCGTCATATCAATAACTTGCCGAGCCGCAATTTCTTCCGTGTCGAGTTCTAGACGCATAACCCATGGAGATGTACATAGCTGGCCGTTGGTGACTGAGAACTTTTGATACGACTGAAGAATGTCGCGGTCTTCCTGAACGGCAGTGCTTGTAGATAGCGGATTCGGATCGTAGTAAATTCGCACTGACTTCGTGATGTTGCGCAACGTCGTTTTCTGGATTTCGCGCTTCTTCGCAATCACTGCTTCCAGTGTTCCAGCAATACTTGCATCCAGATAAACTACATTCAAAGGAGTCTTTGGGTTTGGCGACGCACCGAGAAGTTCCATAATACGCGGTACACCCTCGGTAGCATTCGCGTTCGCAGTTCCAGCAGAGTGGAATGTGTTTAGCGTAAGCTGTGTCGTCGGTTCACCAACGGACTGGGCAGCCAGCGTTCCAACCATTTCTCCTGCATGGACGAGCGACTTGGTGTACCGGAAATGAACATCCTTCAGCATCTCGTCAAACATCGCACGTGTGAGGCGCATCTTGAGAATAGACTTCTTTGGAGCAAAGTAGAATCGGAGAAGGATTTGGAATAGTTTGTTGTGGTGTAGCCATGACTGCGCACACATCTTCGTCAGCTCGTCGACAACATACGCTGGAGTCAAGTCAGTTTTTACTGAGTATGGATTTGTGTACTTTTCGGTTATGCGTCCCAGATGAACCGGAACAAATACATCTTCATTCTTCGTGTAGCGAAACACATCACGAACAAGCACATCACGATCGTCAATGATTTCATCCACCATATCCGGGAAATCCGAGACTTCACCTTTTACGACTGCAGAAATATCATCTGCCGAAATCGCAAAGTCGCGGTAAATCTGTTCCAGCGTCATAAGAGCCAGTGAACATTCATACTTTTCTATGCACGTAGAATCTGCTCCGTCACCGCCATAATAGAACTGTACGATTGCACCATTCACATTCCGCACTGTTCCATCGTATTCCACGTGGATATCTTCCATAGTTTTCACCAGACGACGCTGAATGTATCCTGAATCACTAGTTTTGACTGCTGTATCAATAAGACCTTCGCGTCCTCCCATGGCGTGGAAGAAGAACTCGGCCGGTCGAATACCGCCAATAAAACTTGACTCCACAAATCCACGAGATTCCAATCCGTCATCGAAACGATGGAAATGGGGAAGTGTTCGGTCCTGCAAACTGTACTGAATACGTTTGCTCGCAACATTCTGTTGGCTCAGCATAGCCATCATCTGAGTAATATTCAGCATCTTTCCCTTAGAACCTGATTCAACCATTTGGTACATTCGATTGTCGTCGGGCATGGAGTTCTTCACAAGTTCTTCGATGGTACGATTGGTATCTGCGATAATCTTCATAATCTCAATCTCCATCTGTGCACCTGGCTCACGTCCATCGCCATTCAGGAACGTTCCAGCATGCATTTGGGTCATCAAATTCGCAACATTCTGCTTTCCGTCCGAAATAATTTTTTGAACTTCAGTTTCAGTTTTCGCATCCATAATTAGGTCCGATGGACCTACCGAAAATCCAGAGAACAGATTGTACTTCGTCACAATATTTTGGATATCGTCAATAAACTGACCAGCACGCTTAGGTCCAAAATCATTGAAGATTACGTGGATAGCACCTTTCGACGCAGAATCGTATGCTCCAGCCTTTACTAGTCCTTTGGTTAGAACACCATTCTCAACTGTGATTTGACCATTGAGGTTCATGAGAGGAAATGCGGTGGAGAAGATTTCCTTGCCCGTGATTTCCCGGTCTTTGCGGCGGTAAGAAGACAACGGTTTCTTCATACGAGCCATGATATTCATCGCAATATGTTCGGGAACTTTGACCGAGTCTTTTGAAAGACGGTACGATCCAGTCATCGTGTCCTGAATAATACGAATAATTGGCGAGTTGGTGCGTGGCGACACGATTTGCCGCAGAACGGTTGCGAGATACTTTAGTTCTGATGCGGAAGCAATGCTTTGCGGAACGTGCATATTCATCTCATCACCATCAAAGTCTGCATTGTACGGCTTGGTCGCACTAACATTCAGTCGGAACGTTGAGAATGGTAAGACGCGAATACGATGGCATTCCATAGACGCTTTGTGTAGCGACGGTTGACGATTGAATAGCACCACATCTCCATCAATGAGATGACGATTCACAATATCACCCTGCTTCAAATCCAACGTTTCAGGATTAATGAATTTCAAGTTTACCGTTTTGTTATCGTGTTTCTTGAATACAGATTTCGCTCCAGGGTACTTTCCAGGTCCGTTGCGGACATAGGACATAAGACGATCGCGATTGTACACGGTTACAATTTCGGGGAAGGTCAAATTTCGCGCAATTTCTTCGGGAACTCCAAGTTCATCGACGTCGATGTTAGGGTCGGGTGTAATCACGGACCGAGCAGAGAAATCTACGCGCTTTCCCATCAAGTTTCCACGAACACGTCCGGTCTTCGCTCCCAAACGGGACTTCAGGGTTTTCAGTGGACGGCCTGAACGCTGAGCAGCTGGAGGAAGACCTTTGATATCGTTATCAACATACGTGGCCACATAAAACTGGAGGAGTTCGGTATGTTTCTCAATCGAGTCCGCCGAATCACCCTTATCAATGCGGTCCTGCAATGCCCGATTATTACGAACAATATCAATTAGAATATGGGTTAAATCATCTTCCATGCGCTGATTATCTTCCATGATTACGGATGGTCGAACAGTTAGAGGAGGAACAGCTAGAACGGTACAAATCATCCAATCGGGACGGCTGAACTTTGAGCTGAACCCAATAAGGTCTACGTGACGGTCAGTAATGCGCTGGAACGTTCGCAAAACCATTTCGGTTTGCAGTACAATCGGTTCGGCGTCCTCATCAGCAGTCATAGCCATAAGTTTCGCGACAGTATCGTCCTTCTTTGAAATCTTCGTGATAACCGGAGAGCTGCAGTGTGCACACCCTCCAGTTGCTTTCAGAAACTTCTTCTTGTATTCCTCGGTGGATTCACGCACCGCTTGAAACCTGTCCATTCCCGTGAGTTTCGCAGAGATAGCTTCTAGCTCTTCGTCTGGAAGATACGGGTTCGAGCAGTTCAGGCATACTAGGAGTAGAAATTTCTGGATTGGGTCAATAAATTGGTAGAGATACACGGGACGAGCTAGTTGAATGTGTCCAAAATGACCTGGGCACAAGATATTTGTTTGCTTGCATGTCGGGCAGCGCTCGCCGTTATTAATCGTTCCGAAATGAGCATCAAAGACGCCACCGGGTACTGGATGACCAGCCTGGTACGCTTTATCGGTAATGACCTGAACAACGCTGCGCTTAGCGATTTCATCGGGGTTTGCGATTCCAAACTGGACACCGATGATAACGTCCCCCATCCTTGTAGTTAGTAGAGTATTGTCTTTAGACCGGTCCATTTTTAAGATGCGCTTCCCCGCGCCACTTTGAATGTTAGTTTCCAAAAATCATCATCTCCAACTATTTCATGAACCAAATCTTTGGAAAACACTTCGTCTACCGATTCACGCCAACTCTCGAATTCAGGACCTAGACGTTGGCCAAACTTCTTTTTGTCTTTGATTTTAAGACGATTCAAGCTGTAAAAGATTCGGTGACACACGGATTTCACCAATGCTCCATCATCACTTTCATCTTCTAATCTGTGAACAGCCGAATACCATTCTTCCATCCTATTACAATTTCGGTTGAAAGAATAATGGGGAGGACTACACGACGAAAGAAAAATCGTCGCAAAGTTCTTCGAGGCGGAGGTCCAAACGAAGATTTATTGGAAGCTGCGCAAAGTGGTAATCTCGATGCTTTAAAAGCTGCACTGGATGCAGGTGCTGATATCAATGCAGGAAAGAATAATCTAGGTCCTTCCAGTTTGTTTATAGCCAGTTCAGAAGGACACCTTGATATCGTCAAAGAACTTCTTTCCCGCGGAGCTATTATCAATATGCTAGATATGCTTAGTGGTAGAACTGCCTTGACGGTCGCTATCACGAATAACCACCTCGAGGTGGTGAGAGAACTTCTAGACCGTGGAGCTAATATTGAAGGGAGGGATATGTATGGTACAACTGCCTTGATGAGTGCTGTAGGTGGTAATCGCATCGACATTGTAAAGGAACTTCTTAACCGCGGAGCTAACTTCAATGTGGCGGAGAAGAGTACTGGTGATACAGTGCTCTATAACGCCAGTCAACAACGCTTCTTGGATATAGTAAAAGAACTTCTTAACCGTGGAGCTGACGTTAATTTGGCAAACAAAAAGGGCAGATCTCCACTTCACGTTACAGACAACCTCGAGATAGTAAAAGAACTTCTTAACCGTGGAGCTGACGTTAATTTGGCAGACAAAAACGGCAGCTCTCCACTTCACCTTACAGAAAACCTCGATATAGTAAAAGAACTTCTTAACCGTGGCGCTAATATCGAGGCGGTGAATAAATGGGGCATGACGCCATTGCTCGTTTTTGCTCATGATGGAATCATAACCATTGTAAAAGAACTTCTTGACCGAGGCGCTAATATCGAGGCGGCAAATATTCACGGAAACACTAGCTTGATCTCAGCCGCCGCAACAGGCCTTTTTGATATTGTAAAGCTGTTACTAGAGAAAGGAGCAAATATAAATGCAAAGAATTTGAAAAATCTAACGGCATACGATCTAGCTACAAGTGACGAGATACGCGATTTAATACGACCTCCGAAGCCTGAGGTTGATGAAATGTGGGGTGGATTTACTCAGGATGATTTTGTGATGTTTGAACAAATTTTTGGAGATACACAAGCAGCATCAGATTTTTCTATTTGTCCAGTATGCCACTCGCAAGCACATCGTGCAGATGGCTGTATGTTTATGCACCACAAATGTACATCATTGAATCCTCCTGGTTTGGATAAAACCTTATATGAAAAATATCTAACACCGGGATACAGTCAAATTTATTGGTGTACTGTATGTGGACGTATTTGCAATGACCACCTTCATAAAAATATTGGACCAATCGATGGGCGAGTGCCTGGAAACTCGCCTCAACCTAATACTAACGAACAATTTTTCGGAAATGACTGTCGTGGGATTGGTGGTGGAGGATTGGTGGAAAAACTAGCCCGATTTAATGCTATTTTGAAAACGGCTCACGAAATGCAACCCGATGCTGGAAAAATAACCGTTCGCGAAGCTAAGAAACGGTTAGTGAAAGCTGCGTGGGAAGCTCCTTTAACTATGGATAAAGCGGCACTTGAAGCTCAACTCGCATCAAAAACGTTCCCAACACCATTATCATTATTTCCCACTACATCTGCTCCGGTAGCCGCAGTAGCTCCAGAAGTACCCGCTCCAAATATTCCGTACCCCGATATTACGAATCCAGATCTTTTACCAATAGTGTATCCAACCGGTGATGATGCAACCCTTCTAGATGAAGTTCCAAATGCCGTACAGTTTAGGCACAAGAAAGCAGATGGAGTAGTAAATGTTCACAATGAAGAACTGATTGGACTTGAAAATTTGATGATAAATGTACTCCAAAATGATCGTAATAAGAACTTTGCATCAGCTGTATTTGGCGAGTGCTGGAATTCAGGAGGAGGATGTACCGCAAAACTGTACCCTGATGAAATTCAGGACGCGATAAATAAATCAACACTCACTCCTGAAATTAAAGCGCAATATGAAACTATTTTAGCCGATTATCGTGTTAAATTCAACCGCAAATTCAAGGTTGGAGGAGAAAAGAGGGGTGGGGGCTTAGAGTTACGTGCGACCCAAATGTTTCCTCTCGCGACTGATGCTCTTGCCGATTGCCCTCTACCAAAAAAGAGTGGTAAACGCCTTACTCGTCGTAAACTCCGTAAACCGAAACGCAAGACCGGTAAACGCAAAACTCGCAAGTAATATAATGGGAGGCAAGACTCGTAAATTACGACTCAAATCTATAAAGCCTTCGCACAAAGCCGAAAAGAAATGGGATGCGACATTTATTTATCCTGATGGACACCAGAAAGTCGTTCCGTTCGGCGCCAAGGGGATGAGCGACTACACCAAACACCGCGATCCGACTCGCAAACAGCGTTATTTGAAACGCCATTCAGGAATGGGTGAGAGCTGGCAGAAACCCGATACGCCCGGGGCGTTGGCGAAATGGGTTCTGTGGAATAAAACAACATTACGCGCATCTATTGCAGATTATAAGAAACGATTTAAGCTTTAAGCGATTCTCTTGTAAATCATTTGGCCAATAACGTATCTTAAATTCCCAGCTATTTCGATTCGCGACCCAGCTTCTTTTACAAATTTATCAATACCAACAACAGTTTGTGGCCAATAATCGGAGTAGTCATCGAAAACAATGTATCCACCGATCTTGACTTTATCTAAAGACATCAGACCGTCTCGGTATACATACTCGGTCTCATGGTTACCATCCACAAAAATCAAGTCAAAAAAGTCATTCGGAAACGTTGGGACAATATTGTCAGAGAATCCTCGATGAATAATAAATTTTGAAACGTCTGCGCATGTCTCAATATTTTGATTGAACGCTTTCCAAGCCAATTCCTGGTCTCCTTTGTATTCCGGATACTCGTCGTAATCCATCCACGGATCTACACAGTATAACTTGGATTCGGGGTGGTGTGCGTATGACTTTGAGATGATAATAGCGTTTCCACCGTCCGCGCACCCGATTTCAAGATAATTGGTAGGACCGGAAGGTTTAGGAATATACGCCGCCCATTCCTTGCTCGGGTCATGCATATAAAACCGTCCCATAAACCCCGGAGGTGGTTGTGGAAATTCAAATTTACGTTCGGGTCTTTTTAGCCACGATAATTTCATTGTAATAGGTTTAGAGATTCCTTTAGTATAAACAAGTTTAAACAACTACTAAGTAATACAATCGCGAGATTCGGATAATGGGATTCCAGGGCCCTTAAGAGGCCCCGTTTTTAGACAGAGCCGGTTCGATTCCGGCATCTCGCACCACACCTATAGTTTAGTGGTAGAATTAGACACTTCCAATGTCTTGGCCCGGGTTCGATTCCCGGTGGGTGTATTTTGAGTCTCCAAACTGAGCTTCAAGATACGTTCGGGCGTTGTAGTTGAACAAGTGAATATATGCAAAAATGACTGAACCTATCACTAGAGAATACCACAATTCCATTATCATAAAAAACGAAATCAAATCATAAAAATAAACACAAAATCACGCATAACATGGAGGACCCTAAAACTCGTCGCGAATCCAAAAAGACAAAGAAGGAAAAGAAGGGTGAAAAGTATGGACAAAAACACGTGAGGGCAGTTGAGTTTAGACCAGATAAATCTAAACAATCTAAATGAGTTTCGATATCGTTATTCCCGTTGGACCACTCGATTATGAAGTTTTTAGTAAACAGGTTGAGTATACTAAGAAGAATATTGTGGGTTACCGAAACATTTATGTTGTGTCTTCGAAAGAGTATTCTATACCTGGATGTATTTTTGTAAACGAAAACATTTTTCCGTTCACTCTCCAGTCAGTTCACGATACGTTAGGAGAATCGTCTCGTAATGGCTGGTATCTCCAGCAGCTTATTAAACTGTACGCTGGCTTTATCATTCCTGATATTATTGAAACGTATTTGGTCATTGATAGTGATACCTTTTTTTTGAAGCCAACAACGTTCATTGAGGATGGTAAGTGTTTGTATAATATCGATACCCATCATCATACACCATATTTTCAACATATGAAAAAGTTACATCCCGATTTGGTTCGTTATGACCCTCATATGTCGGGAATATGCCATCATATGATTTTTGAAGTCAAGTATATTCGTGAACTTTTTTGCTTGGTTGGTGGTGAATTTTGGAAGAAGTTCCTTGAGAACGTAGATGATGATAAACTCAACTCTGGAGCTTCCGAATACGAAATTTATTTCAATTTTATGATGCGATTTCATCCATCCAATATCTGTATTCGTCCCTTAACTTGGTGTAATGTTCGCAATATCGACGAGAACATCAATATGGATTATATTTCATACCACTGGTATATGCGTTAGACTTACATACACAAACCTAATAAACTTTAAATGATTTCAAATTTTATGAATCATATCAATCACACCAAGTATGATACACAAAAGCAGTGTGTCATATTTGATATAGGTAGTCGCGATTGCCAGCAATCAATTGAATTTTACGACAAGTTCCCAAATGCTAGTATATATGCTTTTGAATGTAATGCAAATACTATACCAATATGCATAACAAATATTGAAAAATATAGAGATCGTATTACATTAATTCCAAAGGCGGTCAATAATTATACCGGAAAATGTAAGTTTTTTCCAATTAACCAACAGAAAACTATAACAAGTTGGACTGATGGAAATCCGGGAGCTAGTTCTTTGTTTAAGAGCAATAATACGTATACTACTGAACATTACGTTCAGGATGAAGTAGAAGTTGATTGTGTAACACTTTATGATGTTATAAAACAATACAATATTCCAAAAGTTGATATTATTTGGATGGATCTACAAGGAGCTGAACTTCTTGCTCTTCAAAGTATGAAAGAGTATATCTCAAATGTTGATTTCATTCATACAGAAATATCATACCAGCCAATATATACAGATCAAGCGATGTTTGATGATATACACTCGTTTCTTACACCAAACTTTAACATCATTAATAATTTATCAAGAATGGGTTGGCAAGAAGATGGAATATATATGAATAAACGTTTATTTCATTAAGCTTTTTAATTTGGAATCAGTTAACAACACTTAAAAGTAAACGTACTTATTATTATCACCTCCAGTGTTCGGATACTCGTTTTCAACAGTAGTCTTAAACCCAAAATCAAACACTGGAATCCAGTTCCATGCCATGAATCCATGGGCAATTTTTGGAAGTAAATATTGGATATACTTCTCACGGAAAGAGTCTGAAATTTCACTAAAACAGTAGTTGCTGATCATAAATCCATTTGTTAGAGGAATCGATTCTCCGTAAGTATTCGCATCAATTACCTCAACATTTATAGAGGGGTTTACGTTGCGAATATATATCGTTTGGAGCTTCGAGATAGATGGTAGGTCAAGAATCTTATAACTGTTTATTTTTACACCATAGATATCTGCAAAATGATGCAAGGCAATACAGAGTCCACCATATCCTCCCCCAACTTCAACAATATCTACAGACGGTAAAGTTAACGACTTTATATGCGAAAGAATCAGATGAGAATGAAACACATAACGCAAGCTTGTTGGTGAACAAAGTATAGTATCGTACTGGAACATAGTTGGATTTCCAATACGATCATTCAGATCGCAATATTCCTTGATACTATCAGAACCTATATTTGTAGTGTTTTTGATATACTGCAAATACTGAAATCCCTGGTGCTCGTCTACGTGCTCTAGAATAGGAGTATAGTCCGAATGGCGTTTAAAATTTTTAAGACTATCAACTCCGTCCAACGTAGACGCAAAATCCGTATACCTACTGTAGTCCGCCATTTGGTATATGAGGATTTACATGTCTAAACTATTTCAGTAATCCCGTTAAAACCACACGATGAGTCTGGTTCCTGTCCCTGTTTTTCGTACGGTGTCCTTGCTTGGTGCGTCTACACGTTTTACCTCTGTAGGATGGACGGTCGCATCCACTCGTGTAATAATTCGCACGAGCAACGTATCCTCGATACGAAAGTATGCTCGATCCTGCAGTTTTAGACAAAGATTTAAGAAGTCCGTACATCCATTTCATATACGTCTTTTTCGTCTCAAGAGCAACAGGTCCTTGAGACATATACTGCTTGAACACTTTACGCAAAGATTCAAATGGATATACTTCAGAAAGGTCGTGTAAGAATTCTCGGTGCCTAGCCATATCTTCAGGTTCTGGGTTCTCGGGATAGTTCGCAGTAATTGCGAAAAGGAAGTCTCGGCCCGGAACAGCATTCGGAGTCATTTCCGCATATTTACGCTTTACTTCTTCGAACGACGGATCAGGTCCTGGGTCAGAAATGTTCGGGTCTTCTGCACACTGTGTTCGGAGTTTATTATTGACCATATTGTGAATCTCGTACAACCATTTCGCGGGGTCTTCTTTTTTCAGGGGATGTTTCGCTACAAACTCTGTCGTACTAGCGCGGCAAAATTTACAGGGCAGCATTTCTTTCATTTTCAAAAGCACTGCGTGTGGGTTCTTTGAGCGAAAGGATATGAGGTGAAATAACTGCCATGCACTAGGTCCAAACCAATACGTATCTATTCCCATCTACTCTTTACCGCAAAAAAGATTCTGAAGTGATTTACAAAAATGAGCGACATGACTGTGATGACCTTTGCCGTTGCTATTTTCCTAGGTAGCGCCCTGAGCCAGTTTTTCGGCGCGTTTTCTCGTGACCTGATTTCGCCAGTCATCGCCGGCGTTTTCCCTGGAGCGCAGGCTGGTATTGAGAAGTGGACAGTTCAGGTCGGACCAATCAAGCTCGCGGTCGGCGATGCTCTCAGCGCCACGGTAAACCTCGGTATTGCTATCCTGGTTGTCTACCTAACGCTCCCGTACATTCGCGCCTACTCGCCCATCTCTGGCGGCCGCCGGTAAATTCTTACGCTAAAGTAAATGGAAACAATAACTTCGGCGTTTAAGTCCGCGTCCGAAGCCGTGAAGGGAGCGCTTGGCCTGAAGAAAGCAGATGCGGCCGCACAGTATTCTGCTCCAACTCTAGCATCGGCTGCCGCACCAGTAGCTCTTGGAACTGCTCCCCAAGCTCCGGGAGAAACGTCTACCGGCGCACCCGCAGCTGCTCCTACTGCCGGAGGTCGTCGTCGCCGCAACACTCGTGGTGGAAAGCGCCACTCGACCCGTAAAACCACCCGCCGTGTCCGTAAAGGCAAAAAGGGTGGTCGTAAGCATTAAGATTAGAGTCTAGTATTAGAATCCTTACTGATGAATCAATTATTCAAGTTTGAAACTGGTCCATCCACCCTTCATGTATTTTCCATACATAGCCTCGACTCGCTTCTCCATATCGGCAGGAGATAACCGCAATGTGTTTTCTTCCATCCAGGCCTTGAACGCTCGCTTCAGTACCGGTCTATCTACCGGTCGTACTTCATCACCTTCTTGGATAGGAATCAATTTCTCCGTAATAAACCTCGCAATTCCGTCGTTCTCGCCACGGTATTCCGATGTATACTGCAGAACAACCTGAGGTGCTGGAAGTTTCCGCAGCCCCTTTCCCTCTTTCAGAGTATGTACCAGGAAATTCAGGAATGGCGTAGCCCACTCTTTGGATTGAACAGCAAATTGAATACTTTCGTCCATCGGGAACTCATTCACTGCTACTGGATTAGGGACAAACTTCGATAGGAAATTTATCACAACAAGTCGTCGCCAAGTACCGCCGTCTGTAGTATTAACTTTTGGCTTGTCGTTACACGCCAAATGGAACTTGGCCTGTACTTCAAACTCTGTGCCTGATTTGAACAGGTCGCGAGCATACATCTTTTCCCCCGATGTGATTTCCTTCATCAGTCCAGTATTCAGGGCGATAGATTCATCGGGTTCTTGCATCGTCACAAACCGACGGCCTTTCAATCTGATAACTTCGGGTGCAGCATTTCCCGATTTGGCGCGTCCTTGCGTGAGAAGTGAGATGGGAACAGTGCATGCATAATCACCCAGAGCTGTGGACGTCAAATTCATAATCATTGATTTACCGTTTGAACCCGATCCAGTAAGAATATGAAATTTCTGAGCAGTGTTTCCGCCGACCAAATTAGTAGCCAGATGTTTTAGAAAGTATTCACGTACGACACTGTCCGGCAGAACCTGTTTCATGAATGTATCTACTGCTGGCCAAGAATCGTAGTCATAGTAATTGCGAAGTGGGTCGTAATCAATACCGGTAGAGAAGGACATATAATCTTCAGGCTTGCCGTCGCGAAACTCAAAGTTCGTCAAATCCATTACGCCGTTATTGAAGGCTATGAGATCCTTGTTGGAATCCAGCTTTTTCGTGAACTCTTCGTCAAAGAACAGTTCGCGGCATTCACGCATCACATTGTCCTTGAACCGCGTGGTCTTCAGCTTGAGATACATCGTATTAAGACCCGAGCGCTGTTTTTCAACCAAACAGTACTCGCAAAATCCACAATCAGTCTTGCCTTCGCCACTGCAGGCTTCCAGACCACGATCTTTCATTTCTTTCATCTTCTCATCTATCTTGTCGAAGAACACCTTCGCAATCTGCTTCGAAAGCTTCAGCTGCAGGTCGACACCCTTATCGGTTTCCCGCCAAACATGTCCGACCCAACGAAACCATACATTCTTGCCGAAGTCACAGCACTTGTACAAATCACGGAACTTGGCGTGAATCACACAAGCCATATCATGCTCGGTTTGTGAACATGCAGCCAGTACTAGTCGGTCTACATTTTGCGACTCAATCTCATCATATCCTTCGCGATTATCTTCACGAGACCAAGTGCGCAGACTTCCGTCACCCAAACGGTCACCGTCGTTGCGGTACGTGAACGTATTCCACTTCTGAATACAATCTGCCTCGTTGTACTTCTTTTCGTCCTGCGAACTGAAATCCAGGAATACATCCAGTAGATCGGGATGGATATTGTGTAAGCAAATACCGACCTTGACCCACTCATCATAATCTTCATATCTAGCTGGAACTCTCTCTTGTTGCTTCTTCTTTTCGTCCTCACTAATATCTTTTTTGGAGATCTCTTGTAGCTGTTTTAGAGATTTTTCAGAATAATTCAAGTTCATTACGTGCTTCTTGAGGTACTCCTTACGCTCAGGATCCAGTGGCGGAATCACGATACGACCATCGGGAGATGAACCGCGAGACCCAGGCTTGTCGCCACGTTGAGCTGGACGACCACGTCCAGGCATAAGTGCACTTCCGCCCGAAATTCGAACATCTTGTTGAGTTTTCAGTCCGGCATAAATCTTCTTGGCCTCCTCAGTCATTGGCGTCTCATCCTTCTCGTCGCGGCAAAGCGACAAGGTTTTCATTAGAGACATGTCTACTGGAGGTAGTTCAGGGATAATTTTTGTGTCGCCGTCCGTGTACTCTACAATATAGGATACCAGATATGGTAGAGAGTTCGGATCGTTCTTGCGAGAGCCGTAAAGTGTCCAAGGACATGACCGGTTCACCACACTTTCATCGTAAACCTTCTCCCAGCTTTCAGTGAGTGGTAGGTTCTTGAAATGATCATCCATAGTCTTCACCAAATTACGACGTACACGCTGCTCGACAAACTTGTGGGTACAAATTTCCGGAACAACAATATGAATACCCGACTTCCTCACACTCTTCTTAGAATCCAGAGTTGGTCTGCGCTTCTCCATGATATAAAGCTTCACGGTCTGCGGTAGTTCAAGATACTGTCTGATTTCGCCCATATAAGCCCTCACGAACGAACACACTTGATCGCGAGTATGCAAATGCTTATCGACTTCGCGAGAATAAACGAAATCAAAATCAATTCGCAAAGGGCCGATTTCAGTAGACTTCTCTACTAAATACTGCTTCTCCTGGTCTACGATGCTTTCGACGTAAAGTTCATAAAATTTAGGAATATCATCCTCGCCAATGAAGTATTTACCCCCGGCGAGCGACGTGTGTGTCCAAACTCCATCAGATTGATGGTTTTCGAGAAATTCACGTAGAGACCCCTTGCCCGCCATTCCGTATGTTGACCCAAGACAACATTCTGGCCAAACATCCGTTTTGAACGCAGGAGGTGAAAACGAAAACTTTTTTTATAACGTGGTTTGATGATAAGTTTCACGTTATGAATAACAAAGGAACAGGTGCGGGTGGGTCAAAGACCAATGAGAATGGGAAACCATTCGAGAAAAAAACAAGTAATGAAGAACGTCTCCTTTCACAAGGATATGTTCGTAAGTTCATTCCTGGTTGCAACCCTAAGAATAAGAGTAGCTCCTATTTTGAAAAAGAGATAAGTCCTACTGAAAGTGTAGTTTACTTAACCCAACAAGGGCTAAAGGCATATTTCGCTTACTTCTTAAATAACAAGGATATGTTCCGGTGCCCGGATGAAGCATATCTCTTTAAACATGGAGATAGATACAACCTAAAAATCCTTGAAAAGAAAAATCAGAATGTGGCTGGAAGCGTTGATACAAAACTTCTCGCAGGAATTGGATTTGTAGAAGAATATAAATTTCTACTTGGAGAAAACTTCAGTGTTCAGTATGCGTTCTGCATCTCTGAGTTCTTGAAGAAAGACTACATATCAGAAAGTCAAAAAAGTAAGGCATTACGCCATATGAATGAAAAATACGGTATTGTTGTTCTCTTTGGAGATGATGATAATTACTATGAAACGCTCGATGCGTGGATTAGTTCGTAATAAGAACCTCATTGGTTCTAGCGTCAGGCTCTTTGGAATTAATAGAACGTCTACAACTTACAATTTTTATTGTATAAGCTGTCGCAGGAAATGAATCCTTCACTAACTTTACATCTGCATTACTCATTAACATTTTTACATTCCTTGCCTTCAATGTATCGCAAAGTTTGAACAATGTTTCGTGGCTTTTCAGATTGAACCCATCAGATGTATACGACACAAATGATGCAGAATTTTCAGGAGCATACGGTGGGTCAAGATATACGAAATCGCCAGATACAGTCTTGTTTAAAGCATTCTCAAACGAAGATGTCGTGAATACAACATCTTTAATTAGGGACGATACTGATTTAATATGTCCCTCATCAAGAATTGATGGATTTTTATAATTTCCGAACGGAACATTGAAGCCGTTTGGACCTTCGCGGTACACTCCGCGAAAGCAAGTTTTATTCATAAATAGAAGCATTGCCGACGCAGGAATTAATGTTCGTTCCTCTTTTGTGAATGAGTTAAACCTTGACCTAATCCAGAAGTAATATGACTCTTGGGATGTTAAAGCTTCTTCAATGGTTAATGGTTTGCGATTTACAACACTTCCCTTGATTTTAGAATACTCATCTACCATCTTTTTGACTTCCGCAATCAACTCGTCGGGGCTTGTTTGAATGTTCTTATACAAGCCAATCAAATTTGAGTTCAAATCACTAGCATATATTCTCCCACCAACGTTTATTTTTTCATTCTTTATATGTGAAAGGAGTGCGAGAAGAACACTTCCACCCCCTAGAAATGGTTCATGATAATTCATCATAGTTTTAGGAAACAGCGACATCACGTCATCTATAATTTGGGTTTTCCCCCCTACCCATTTCAAGAATGGTTTAACGAGTTCCATAATGTGTTATACTTTGTTATATTTATAACGCCTTCCGTTTTCCACAAAACGAATTTATAGGGCTGAAATAAGAATAAGGTAAAGATGGAGAAGTTTTGCCCTGTTTGCAAGAGTTTGCTACAAGATTTCGATGAGCGCGTTGTTGACGGGGCTAAAACGGCCGTGCGTGTTTGCCGGTGCGGATACACGAACCCAATCGACAAAAAGAATCCGCTAGTGTACGAACATATTCTGCGCGAAGACAAGACAATGCGGCTGAGCATGAACCCTAACTTGAAACATGACCTAACCCTCCCACACTTTGATACTATTACCTGCTCAAATCCAACGTGTCCTTCAAAGTCCGGGGCTGTTCCCGATGTTGTTGGAATGAAAATCAATGAACTCAAACTTGTTTGGCTGTATCAATGTTGTAATTGCGACACCATGTGGAAGCAGAATGCATGCGCCTAATTTAGTGTCCTATAAACAATGGTATCTCAACAACAGAAGTTCTGTAACTGTGTGAAAGCCGTGCGGAGAACTCTGAAACTTGATAAGAAAAAGGCGAGTACAGCGGAAGGCGCAGCAATCGCAATTTGCACTCGCACCATCCTTTTTCCTCGCGGACGTACCTTGAAGAAACTCAGGTGTGGAAAAAAGGGTCGTCTAATTACTCAGAAGCGGAAGTAAGAGCTTTCCATGAAACTGGAAAAAGAGGCTCAATGATTTTTCCGATCATTTCGGCATAGTCGCGAATTTCACGCTGAGCCGTAGGGTCTGTTCGCAAATTGTATAAGCGGGCATAGGCCGCCAAACTTCCAGTTTCAATAAACTCAGTCATCATAGATTGGGGTAGAATACAACGAGCAATTTCCGGTGCTACTCCGCGAGAAAGCAGGTCTTCGTACAGCATAACATTCACTTCTGTATGCGTTTTTATCAGTTGATGTACTGTGTCGGAATCATCGACTTCGGTTGGCTTGCTTCCCTGTTTCAGTTTGGGGTCGCGCTCGCGAATTTGCATAGGTGTCGGAATCCAGCATTCTGGTTTGCTATCGACATACCTCCGCGAAACTTCATTTCGTGCAAACCCAATTTGGTGACGGTACCATTCACGAGCCACAAAAATAGGCATTTTGAATCGAAAACGGAGTTGGGGGTGGAAAAATGGCGAAACATGATTATGTTTGGCTAGATACTTCACAAGCTTCTCATCTTGCTCTGAAAAGTCAACTGATTCTTTCGCAAAAGAGACGCGAGCAGCATTGACTACAGTCAAATCATTTCCAAACACATCCAGGAGTTCCATTAGTAAAAATGAGTTCGGTACATTAAAACGGAAAGCATATAGAGAATCTTGGAGTTATCATACAATGGACGAACTGAGGTTTGAGTCGCGAATCCTTCATCCCGAAGTTCAATCGATTCAACGTGAAAAGGTTCAGGAATCTTTGAAGGAGGCTCGAACAACGGATGCACAGTATACGAAGTACGAGTATACGTGCCTTGTAGGAACTCGTGCCCAGCAGATAGCAGATGGCGCTCGCCCTCTGATATCTTTGGATGGTATTGTTACGTCTGACCCTCTGTTCGTATGGACAGTTGCCGAACGAGAAATCGCACAGGGGGTTTTACCCTTCATTATTCATCGTCGTCTTCCTTCGGGAGTGTCTGAATATTGGAGTGCGATGGAGCTCAAGATTGTATGGTAAACAATTTAACCACACATTGATTTCAATAATTCTTCGCTGGGGGGAAACACTAGTAGACTCGTGCTTGAAGGCTGGCCATACAAGGCCGGAGCATCATGTTTAGCTGTTCCATTACCGAATTGGATATCAATGCTCTCTGACGGATCAAACCTAGCTTGGTCAAGAGCAATTTCCGAGTTCAGTCGGCGTTGGTCGGAGTACGTATACGTCGTCCACACATCTTTGAGAAGGTAAACCGACAGAACCGATGTTGCGAGCGCAGTGTAAAAGAAGTTTTTGTAGAACAAGCCAAGAATGACCAAGAGCAGCAAAATTGTTGCTCCTGGACGAGTTAGTTTCAAGAGTATTTCCAGCAACACAACCGAGAACTTTTTGACCGCGACAACTACGAGAACGAGTCCTAGCACTAAAAGAGCCACAGTAGAATCCCGTTCCATCCTTATTCTTTGGCGATAGAAAACGAATATAGAGATTCTAGACTGTTGAATAACAAGACGATATGTTGATTCCTATTCGGTGCTGGACATGCAATAATCCATGGCTCTCATCGCGGTATGAACTGTATTTGAAGAAGGTCAAGGAGTACCGCAGGGAATCAGGTAAACCTGATGAGATGGAGTACCTTACCGCCACGAGCGTAAAAACAGCCGAAGGCCGTGCGCTAGATGACTTGAAAATCACAAAGGAGTGTTGCCGTACGAAAGTTTTATCTCATGTAGATTTGTTCTAATGTATAAACAAATGGCTACGTGTACGTTTAAGCCAAAGGCTATGTCCTATACAGAATACCTCCGTAGCAAAAGCTCGGCCGCAACGGTAGTCGTTGATACCCGCCCTAAGTTATCAGCCTCCGATTTCACCCAACGCCAGCGTTTTGCAGCTTCCCAAGACTTTCCAGTCAATGGACAGCGTCTTGGTGCTGTTGGAACATCGATGGAATTGACTATGGACCCGCTTCGATCAGTTCAATCTTATCAGAAAGTCGCAGGCGGAAAAGTTCAGGATGCGAGCTTTTTTACGTCGTACTGTGGAGGACAGGCTGTTGGAAAAGACGTACAGGCTGGAATAACTCCGAATATTATTACACAGACGCCTTCTATCAATATCCAGTCTCTGCCGGTAGCCCAGACTGCGAGTGACTTTGTTCGTAATATTCAGGGATGTAAGGTAAGTTTGGGTGAGCAACATGACCCCAATACGTTGAACAAACCCACGTTCGTAGACAACACGATTCGTAACCAGGGAGACCCTGCCTTATGCACTGCTCGCCCCGCTATTCATACCCCGGCGGCGGTAAGTGCGTACCCACAAGTTCCGAATCGACCATCACAGGCTGGTGGTCAGCTTGCGTTGAAAGGAGACCGTGCTCCCGGCAAAGATGTGGGTGCGTTTGGCGGTAATCCTAACTACAAGCCAGGTGCTGCTTTACGCCATATTCCACGCGTTGAGAAGCATCACGGTAATGATCTTGGCGTGAATCCTAAACGGCCATTCGTTCGTTACCAGATTCCAGCCGGAACTCCGGCACACGTGAAAATCAATGAGCCGAACCATTACCCCGTTGCATGATTTACCCACTGAACTCTTTATCAACCTAAAGAAATGCTGTATGTATGCACAAATATTCTTCAATTTCGCGAGTTTCTGCAAATGTTCAAAGAAACTCACGGTATGAAACACCTTCTAGATTTATCAAAAGTATCGTCCTCAAAATTGGCTGATGAATCTATCTCTGCTGTTGGACATCATACAAACTGTGCCGTTTTTCTAGGATACCTTGAACCCGGTTGGATGCTTGACCCAACCCATCAAGTGATTATTCGTCGTCTCATTCGTAGTTTTCCAGTAGCTATGGTAACAAAATACGTAGACAGTATCCCTTTCTCCTGGAAAAACGAAACCCATTCTATTTACACCAGACTTCCTTTAAATAGCCATGGACGTCCCGAAACTGTCTACGATGGTTGTGCTGTACACCACGAACCTAAAGTTTGATACGAACAAGATTATGTCCGATCTTCCACTTGAAGATTCTATTATCAAGATTGAGAAACGTGGTGTTGCTCGTCGTGGCGAAAGCAATCGGGATAAAATCAAGCGCCGCGTAAAGAAAGATGCTGCTCCAATAAGTACTACCGGATTCTGCCACAACTCTATCACGATTGTTGTTCTGAATGATGGGGACGGAACTCTCCCTGCTAAGGAAATCACAATCAAGATATTCCAAAATGGTGTGTTTCATCTCACAGGTATTCTGGACGATAGGTATGATATATGCTCTATGCGTATTCTCCTAGAGTCTTTGTGGACAAAGTGCCGCACTGCTATTCTTGATGCGCCCGAAAAGTACGAAGTTCTTCGTCGACGCGTTGTTCTGATGAATTATACGACGAAACTAGTATCGAATCAAACAGTTGCCCGCGAGCTTCTGTATAACACTATTCGAAATCTTGGAAGGACGGATATTACATGTGCATACGATCCCGATGTCTATCCTGGCGTCAAGATCCGCATCGGTCCAAATAATTGGACAGCAAAAGTATTTCGAACTGGAAAAATTATTCTTACTGGAATTACTCGTCCAGATGAAGTTCTGTTGTTCATCACACAACTTTCGTCTCTATTTGATGAGGTCCTTCCGCCAGCGCCGAAACTACAAACCCCGAAAGAATCATCTGCCCTACCGCTAGCCCAGTAAGTGCGATAAGCCAAATATACAAAGTATAAGGAGAACTCATAGACACCCAAAGACCACTAAACACGGCGACTGCTCCTGCGACGTAGATTATGAGACCTGCTACGCTTCCGCCGATGAGTCCTTTTGTGACGCCGTCCATTCTTTTTCTTTGTCTTACGCTTCTGTTTTGTATCAACGTGTGTGCCGCTACCAGGATACAAATCCTCTGCTCCATAAATCCTCAATCCTCCAACTTTATACGGCGTAGACCCAATGAGGTTATCGTACACTCCACCAGCCTTTACTTGTGCTGCAACCTCCGCCAGTTTTTGTCCCACATCTGTCGGATTTGCTCCAGACACACTGTGAGCCGTAGGAATAATGGATGGTGCAACATTCTGCGAAGCTCCGCCCGTAAACCTGCGCCTGCGTTTTCCTGCTCCTTTCTGTCCTGCGCCCAGAGCTTTGAATGTGGCTGCTGACTGAGCCTGTGATGCTTGCGTTGTCGCAGCAGCGGCCGATGCGATACTTCCATTCAGTTTCGAAGGTTCCGGGGCAATAACACCGGGAGTATCTCCACGTCCCATAACAAGTTGTCCCGTTGGCGTTACGGTAGGCATATTAATGTATACCGCAGAAATAACACAAACAGAATGGAGGTTGCCGGTTCAGGATTAAATTCTATTCAGGTACAAGCACTTGTCCGCGATATGGATTACAGTATGCGCCGCCACAAGGGTTTGAAAATAACAAATCCTGCAGAATACCGTGCTAAGGTAGCAGCTGAAAATGAACGATTGTACCATCAGTTCCCAACGGTGTTTGAAATGCACATTGAAGGTAAGTTGGATAATACGTTTTTCGATATGTTGAAGCTCAAGCGACGTGTTGAGATGGGCGAACTCACCGAAGATGCTGCGTCTAGACTTATTGGACAACAGTTATTTGACCGGTATGTCGCTCCAGTTGTTGGAGCCGATGTTCCTCCTCCGGCGCCAGTAACTTCTTATGCAGACTACTATAAAGAAACACAAAATGTCGGGGTGCGGGGTTCGACCGGTTCCACTGATTTATAAAAATGCAAAAGGACCATCGAAATCATATCAGGCTGGAATTGGTGAGGTGCGAACAGGATGTTGCCTGAAAACTCCGCTCATGGCGTGTACATATGTTGATGGACGAACGGTGATTCCACCACCAGATGTTCCAGTATATCATGGCGGCCAAGGTCCGTGGGATCCGGCTCCTGGAAATGTAGTTGATGGCGGAAGTCCAATACTACACTGTCAAAGTTAAATTAACTTAAGTTGAAACAATGAATCTTCAGTACTGTCCGCAACGAGACGTTCCAAGCATAAATAAAACAAAAAAGGAATCTGCTACTCTTCAAAAATACGATCCTGTATCTCGTCGTATGATTCAACTTAATAATCCACCTTGTACAGTATCCGTTACTCAAAAAACTACTCCACGATGTGTACCTATTCCCGGCAAGTGTCTCGATATACTCGCAAACGGTGAATCGTCCATAACATTGACGTTCACAAAATCTGGAACATATGACCTCCCGTTTCCCGGATATCTAACTGTGACCTGTTCGGGTGGTGGCGGTGGTGGAGCTGGTGGTAATTCTTTTAATGGGTTTTATGCTGGCGGAGGAGGTGGTGGAAGTGGATATTTATCCACATATTCATTCGGATTTTTAAGGTCTGGTTCAATGATATATTATACAATCGGATATGGAGGATTGGGTGGTTCGGTTAGTGCAGCAGGTGGAACAGGGGGTACAACAACGTTGTCTATAGTTGGACAACCTACTGTAACTGCACTGGGTGGAACTGGCGGAAATCCAGGAACTACTGATGCACATGTTGGATTGGGTGGAGTTGGATTTGTAAATGGAGGAAATGGTTCTTACGGAGCAACTTTACCTCAAGCAGGTGGACTTGGTGGACTTGGTGGAGGAAGTTCGGGTGGAAATGGTGGAGCTGCTGCGTCTACCCCTGGATTGGCCGGGCTGGCCGGATACGTAACAATAACACTTGCTGCTCCAGCATAATACCACCTTGCAATTTACGCCTTATTTTCCCATATATAACAAATGCGGTTATTCACGTTATTGATAACCTTATTTGCTATAGCTACTCCGGTCCAGCCACAAATTTCTCCAAGCCCCGTTGCCAGTCTTAGTCCAACCAACACCCATACCCGCCAAGCGCCGGCGAGTTCTAGTTGGACTTCTACTACTACAGGCACTCGATCTCGGTCTGCAGTGGTTACACCTACCCGCACACGAGGATTATCTGTTTCTTCAACTCGATCTGGATCAGGCTCTGGGACGCGAACGAGCGTAGCGAGTCCTAGTCTCAGTTCAACAGATACTGCATCCCGAAGTGCAACTCGTTCTGGATCAGGCTCTGGGACTAGAACGCATGTAGCGAGCCCTAGTCTCAGTTCGAGCTACACTGCATCCCGAAGTTCTCTTTCGACTTTTTCGGGTACAGCCACGCGTACACATTCGCCAGGGTCATCTGGGTCCGAAACAGGAACTTCAACGCAAACTCCATCATGGACTGTGACTTCGACGCAAACTCCAAGTTTCACGTCCAGTATTTCGATTACGGGAACACGCAGTTACACCGGTACGGCCACAATTTCTCCTACCATGACTATCTTGAATGTGGCTGCTGCCCCCCAAGTTTCCAACAATAATTCTCCGAATATTGCTATTGTCGGAATTGCGGCGGGAGCGTCAGTTGTTGGAGTATTGGGTCTTGCGTTTGCAGTAGCGTATAGCCGTCGCTCACCGAAACAAAAACTTGTGAATCCCGTGTATCATGATGAAACGGTAGAAGTCCGACACAATCCCGCACGTATTCCTCTAGAGCGTCAGCGTAGTATGACGTTCCCTACTGAACCCGACGTAAACACAATGACTAGAATGAATGTAACACCGGTAAAAAATCCGTTTGCTCCCAAATTAATAAATACTAAATTTGTCCCAACGGTTGTGAATACCGACCCAAATTACTTTGCTCCACCTCCTCCACCCGAACTTTAGGTTGACTCTTCAGCAAATCGTGACCTCAAATCCTCTAGAATCTTCCCCAGCTTATTCATTCCACGCCACTTAGACGCCTTCTTTGCTTTGTCGGTATCTACCGATGTCCCAATACCCCAGAACACATCACGAGCATCAGCAAACCCAATTGGTCTCTTTCCAGTTTCCAGCAGCTTCTTACGAAGTTCTGGATGCTGTGTGAATTTCGCCCGAATAGCTTTTTGCATAACTGTTTCGCGCTTCGCTTCCCAAACATCATTCTTCTCAAGTTTCTTGACTACCGCTTTCACTGCTTTCGCAGTTAGAGTCGACATAATCTTGTCCTTCATCGCATCATTCTTAGATTCCAATGCTTCCATTGCCGAAACATAGTGTGTTACTGAAGGATACGTTTCTCCATCGATTTCAACACTCTTTTTAGCATCGTTGCTGAACGACATAAACTCACCACCAGTTTCGTCACCAACATTAAATAGAACAGGCTCTAACTCTTCCACCTCCTTTTCCTTCTTAATTTTCTTCGTTGATTTCTTCGGTTCTACCGTCACCGCTTCGTCAATCTTGATTTCAGGCTCGGCAGCAATAGGCTTGACTTCTTCTTCCACCACAACTTCCCGCTTCGCCTGCTTTCGGAATGTGAATGCTCGGTGTAGAAACGAGAACGTTTGCTGTTCCGATGTGAGACGAATATTTGTTTGCGATTGGTACAATTCCGAGAACATTTCGCTGCTCTCAAGCACAAACCCAAACTCCGCAAAGATATCCACAACTTTGCCGAACGGGACAAGGTACTCAACAGCTGGACGATCGAAACTTTCTAGAAACACTTTGATTCCCAATCCAAACTCTTCCGTCCAGTTCTCACGGTCCTCATACTGTTTCGTAAACTCACCGGCCAACTGCTTATCGTTTCCGAACAAGTGTGTCTTCTTTCCCATTAGCAGAGCGTATACTGCCTGACCATCCAAACATGTTCCGAAGAACGTTTTCTTTCCGTACTTGTCCACATTCTTCACAAACGCTCGGAACTTTTCTTCCGTCTCGCACGCATAATGAATCGCAAACTGACAGCTCACAATATCAAACTCTTGTAGTCCATGAAACTTTTCAAGGTACTCGGTTCCTGCAGTTTCTGTTCCCATGAGAATAGGCATATACTTATCAGTTTGTTCAAGCAATGGGAAGTGGGTCATATCCCCTTCGAGAAACAGAGCAGGTGGAAGGTATACGTGAGGATTATCGCGCTTCTCCAGAATATAACGAACAGCTGCACCCTTGATTGGCGACGTAATATTCGCCAACGAGAAATCAACACCAACAACTTTTGATGGCTGGGTCATCTTCCACTTCTGCAAATCTCCGGCCTGACCCATAGCCAACTCCAACAGTGTCTGACCTTTCTCAATACACTTGCGATACAAATCCTTTTTGACCCGATTATGAAACGTATACACATCCGCAAATACCCGCGTCTCACGCTTCAAGTCGTCACGATAGTAATCATCTTCCAGAACATCTTTTACAATATCTGTTGCGAATGATGATAGCATAGATTCGGAAATTGGGACGTGCATCGATGTCCAAATAGATTCAGCGGTAGCAATATCGTTGCCGTACTGCGGCTTGTGTAGAACACGGTACTCGTGCGTCTTATCGTACCGGGTACGCAGAATAGTCCATCGCTTCGTATCGACATCATACGCACATTCCACAATCGTATTGTTTTCCACCTTGTTTCCAGTCTTGTCTACCGGAACATTCTTATCGTTCATCGGCACTACAATCTTGTACGCTTCTGGGTCACGCGGCATAGACGGTTGAAACACACTTGGAATACGAGTGTTCGTTTCCGCGATTTTCTGCAGGCTTTCGGGAAGTGTGGGTTCAACATACTCGCCCGTCATGATTTCGCGAGGGTATATCATGTTGTTATCGCGAGGAGTCCGGCTCACAAACAGCTGACCTACGCGCGCAGGAACATTCAGAACGGGGTCAAATCCCTCCTTATCGTCCATAGTCAACAGGAAATCAATACTGTTCTGGTCCGCTGGCTTCCACTTGTACACTCGAGTCCACGTATCTCCCCGCCTATCTTCGCTCGGTGCAACGCCAGTATCTCGTGGCGTGAAAATCAGACCGTCGGTTTCGTACTCGAATTCGGTGGATAAGAGTGTACGAATAGCTTCTTCCATAGACGTTCCGTCTCCTGCGAGAAACAGCTTGGTTTCTACCCGCAAAGGGATTAGGGACGGCGCAGCTGTGAACTGGCTTTTCAGGTCTTCAATGAATGCCCGCGCAACACCCAACCGGGAGTTCGTGCTTGTATCTTCGTCAGTCTTCATCAAAGGAAGCGAACGCACATCACGATTGCGATAACGGTAAACATCAAAGATACAGAACAGATTGTGCTGGATAATGTACTCGCCATCCACAAAATCACCAATGTGCGCATCATTTAGTGCTGTTACACCTGTCCACGTAACACTTCGCTTCGTAATCTTAAGAAGCTTGCGGTCTCGAGACACGTACAATCCAGCACGTTCACCGTCTGCCTTGTTTGTGACGGTATACCCTTTCGAAATATTGTGAGGAATATCCAGACTCAAGTGTCGGCGCATCATAGTCACAGGGTTAAAGAAGATGTTGTGAGACATCTCAAATTCCCGAGTGTACCGCTGAATGTCTGAAACCGTGAGTAGAAACGGAGTTTGGTAATATGATTGCAGAATGAGCGTCACAACTTTCACAATTTCTTCGGCAACTACATCAGACTCAAGTTTCGTATCTTTCGCAATAAACTCAATTTCCAACTCGTACTTTGGTTGCTGTTTTAGCAACGTTTTCAAACTGTGTTTCACGTTCGCACCACGTGATTTCACCATAGAGAAATCGATACGAAACAGTTCCGAAGCAGTTGTGAATGAGCGGCGATGAATAAGACGAACGTGCGACTTGGGATCATTCGGACTACCTTCCCAATCCTTGCGGATTTTTACTTCAGACCGCAGTGTGAACTTCGCAGTCGCTTCCGGAACATCAACAACATCCTTTTGCGTCCCCTTGTAATACGGTTCTTTGCGTTCAACATCCAGTGGAAGACCACGAAATGAGTTCGTGGATACGAGCTTGAAGATATTGCCCGTTTCACAAACGTTCACTCGGATCTTGTCGGGGTACGAGAACGTCATGTAATGCGTCTCTACCACCGTTCCAACCGATAGACCTTGAATAGTCTTCATCAATCGGTCAGCAACATCCTTTGTTTGAATCTTATCAGAAAGCAGCTTACATTCTAACTCTGCTTTATGATCTTTCTTTGCTGTGCCGATAAACTCGGCAATGGATTCAATTACCCCCTTGGTAATTAACTCCATACTATATTATATTTTAGCGGTGGTTAAAAACAGTCCATTTTTACTCTGCGATCATTCGTTCATACGTCTTTCTAGTCTTCGCATCCTCATCCATTCGCTTCTTCTGATCTAGGCAAAAAGTGACGTACTTTTGAATAGCGGTTAGACACTCGTCATTCAAAACGTTAGTGGATACCAGCACACCCTTTTCGGTCTTCGTAAATTCAGATGTGTGTTCCTTCACGATATCAAAAATTTGGCGATGTTCATTCGCCTCCAACTTGTCTAGTTGGTCTTTAAGTAGTTCCTTCGCAGTGCGCGCAAACGTGTTCATTTGTATTTCTCTGTGTTTCGGCGTTTAAACTCGTCGTATTTACTCACGCGGGCGGAGGAGGAAGTGTTGCGAACGTTACGCCTTCGTCACCACCCTTCTTTAGTCGGCGCTTCTTCTTTTCCGGTTCTGCAGCTTGAACTACGACCTTCTTCTCGCCTTCTACTTCTGCCCCCATCATGGGAATAACGATATCGGGAGTAGCTTCCGTAATCAGTTGTGGCTCCGGAACTCCATTTTCAGGTGCCGTTCCAAGAAGTTTACCCACTACAATGATTTCCGTGTCCTTCTGCTTGAATTGAGCACCTACCACCTCGAAATCAATATCCTGCCCTTCCTCGATTTTTGTGAAATCCTCGTTTCCGAAATACAAGTCGCGAGGAATGAGAATTTTGATAGGAGGAGTTTCTGCGTGAATACCTACCTTAGACCTCACAGTAACTTGCGCCCGCAACTTCTGGCCAGGGTGAGGCATACACACATCCGCCTGGAACTTCACATCGTAATCCATTCCGCCTTTCGTGTAATTCGCACGACCTAGAGAATAAGTTAAGAGACTGATACTATTGCGTTCAATAAATCCTTCGGCTGAACAAATACCCTCGTAATTCATCTTGAGTTGAGCAAGGATTGAAGCTTGCATATTACGCTGAAGGAATTTTGAATCAATGTGAACCTTCTTCTCAAGCTCACGACGCTCAAATAAGGGATCCATTTTGTTGTTCTCTGTCTCGGTAATTATTTATCTGTTTTTCACCTCAGTCGGTCGCGCAGCTGCTTATTACCCTTTTCATTCAAGAACTCGAACTCTTCCGGCGTTATCCAATTCAGACCCTCCTTCTTTGCTATAACCGCTTCACGTACTAAAAAGTTCAAATACATACACCAATCCTTTTTACTGGTTGCTTCCGCAGGAAAGTCTTTTCCGCTCAACCACTTGGAAAAATTGCGCAGGGTTTCTTCTTTGAACGATGTACACGCCTGTCCTCCAATTGTTTTACTCACTTTGGAAATTTGAATGTCGGTAGATTTAGGATCTAAATTGAAAATGATTTTATCTTCTTTCATCGTCGCAAATAGTTCCGCCTTCTTCTCAATAAACTTATTTTCAAGGTTGCGACGCCATGTTTTGTATTCATCTTGCTGTGGTCCAATAGGAGTTATGTGCGTTTTCGTGTCCTTATCATACACTCGCCCAATCCCAAGAATCAGAATACTTTCGTAGTCCAAAGGTTTGGAATAGGGTTCATCCCAATCTGTAGTTAGAAGATACGCAGTCTTTTCAGACCGAGTAAGTAGTACATCGAGAATATACCAGTCCTGGATTTCGGTGGAAAATCTGGCTCGAATATATTCGGGCAACGTTGCACGCTTTGATGCGAGCACAGGAATCACGACCTCGTCATCCACATCCACCATTTCATTCTCAATTAAGTTCTCGATTTCTTTTGTTTGAACTCGTTTCAGTACTCGTTCCAACATTGTTTGGTTTGTTCCAGTGGAATACGCCAAGAAGTCACCCTTAGATTCCAAATGCCCTTCTCCAATTTTTAAGCCAGTATCAATAGCATTCTGGATAAGGTACAGTACTACATCGGGAGAATACCCCTGTAGTTCGGGTTGTTTAAGTAAATCTGATTTTGACCATATGGGTTTGCGCTTAAAGAATTTTATGAGACGGTCAAATACTTCGTCTCGCACATCAAGTACCGACGACAATGGTCGCACATGCGTAGTATCTTCTTCGTGCTCTTCTAGTTTACATACTAAATCCACAATCTTGCTTTCAAACGTCGGAGCAAACATGTCTGCTAATGATAATTTAAGTTCTTTCTTGTCCTGGTCCCGAATTTGCGGAACGGTCTGGTCTCGCCAATCTTTTGGTAAACTATTCAACGAATTTTGCAAATCACAATCCATCGCAGATTCCATAATGAAACGTTTGACTTTTGATATTTTCACCGCCTTGGCTTCCACGAAGTTCCGGTAAACGTATTCGTCAAATGTTTCTTGCTTGCTTTTCGGATATCGGCATACGTGCAAATACACTGTACAGTTCTGCTGAGCAAACGGAAGAGCAGAGTGGGAACAAGTACGCATACCACGTCCAAGCACCTGTTCGATTCGGCTCATATTGTACCATGGATCAAGAACATGGATTTGACGAATGTATCGGAAATCTACACCTTCCGAAACTTTAGGAGACGCAATAACCACTTTGATATCCGACCCATCGATATTGTCTGCTGTCCGGACACGCACCAGCGATTTCCGGATATCTGATTCCGAGATATCCGATGTGAACAGCACATACTTGCCTTTTGACCCTCTTGGTACCTCATCTGATGTTTTCTTTAATAAACGTCTACCCAGTGCAGATTCATACCCGTGCTCTTCCAAACACATCGCAAACAGTTGTGCTCCAGCCATAACTAAGTTGGAGTACACGAACACTACACCTTTGGATTCTCCGATAATGCGCGTAGCAAGTGCGAACTTTGAGCTGTATTTAGCAACTTGCGACGGAGCTAAGAATGTCGGAATGTTTTCGCGATAACTTAGTTGGTCTCCAAGTTTATCGAAGGTTCCATGAAATCCTCCCTTTTCGGGAAATACGCAAATAGTAGGTGATTCGTCCGACAACAATGTTTCGCTCGATGTGAGTTTTCGAATAGCTGCTTCCTGAATTGGGTGAACGTACGATTTCGTCAATTTCAAGTACTTGCGTGGCTCTTTGATTTTTTTCCCATCAACATCAGTTTCTCGGTCGATTTCTGCTAGAATATCATCAGGTGGCGGCAAGCGAAATGGAAAAGTGAATGGGTTCTCACCTTTCATGAACGAAACGTAATCCTGACACCATCGTCGAAACTCTTGTTCCCGTCCTTCCTTAAAGTTTCCAGACTCGGTAAAAATATCCGAAGGACGAATATTCTTTTTCGTATCTAGTTTCCTATCGTTCCACAAGAACAAGTTGAAATAGTACACAATCTCTTCAAATTTATCGAACATAGGCGTTGCAGTCAACAGAACCAACGTTATACCTGTGGCCGTCTTAATAACCCGTTCTAACGCTATGCCCGCCAACTTTGTGGCTGTAGTTTCCGTAGTTTCTTTTAGGTTGTGCGCTTCATCTACAATAATGAGACGGTTATCAAACGTATCGTGAATCCATTTATCTCCTTTAGATTTCGAGGCTTCCACAATATTCGCAAACCCATCATATCCTTGAAATTCGTAAAATTCGGAAATAATACGGGAAGCTTGGGCAGCAATACGATTACGACTTGCTTTGTCGGTATTGCGCATAGTATGGTCACTTGACCGTTCCAGCATTTCCAAATATTTACGACCTGTACATTGCTGCGACAGAACAGTGTTATCGGCATCGATGCGCGAAACATCAAATATCTGGCTCTTGAAGTTTTCCTGAATAGATGGACCGGCTAGAACTAAGACTCGTTTGTCTTGGAACTCGGGGCGTACAATGTACTCTTCGGCAATTTGAATCGCGGAGCATGTTTTTCCCGCACCCGTTCCATGAACCATAAGAAGGTTTCTGACGGGAGAATCAGGGCTTAGGACTCGTCGTAGAAATCGCTGGACAGGTTGTAACTGGAAGTCTGTGGATGCACGAGAACACTGTTGTTCCCGCATCGATTTAAGAGCTTCTAGACTCGCAGTAGGCAGAGACTGTGCTCGTGTCTCTGCTAACTCGGGAAACTTCGTGTTTACCGACATTACTATATGACCTGAAAAACGAATATTCTTAGTATACGCCTTTGAAATTCATCAAATGTCGGAAATCGAGTACTTCTCGTTTGAAGACCTAGACTTTCTACTTAAGCGTGATTGGTTTCTAACTCTGCAAGATATTCATGATTTACTAGGATACGCCGACGACGACACGTTCTGGAAGATTTACAGTGTTCGCCGCGAATATCCACAGCGTGTCCGTGAAATCGTGGCGCCGCTTGACTATGTTCACGACAAGCCATTGTTTAAGTTCACTGTTCGCGATCTAACTGACGGACACATCGAAGAGATGCAGAAAAAGGATAGGGCTGAATTGCGTGCGATGATGCAGCGTGAATGGGAACAGTATATGAAAAATATGCCTCCTCGTCCACCCGATTCTATTGATGAACGAATCAATGCTCAGCGCGAAGCAATTGAGGGTGTAGTGGAAGAGCTGCGTGAATACAAGGACGTTCGTAAATGCGGAGACCGAAAGAAACTTGCTGAGTTCGATAAGCGTATCGAGCAATTGTGGGCGCAGGAAGCTGCTCTGCAAACAATCAAGCAGAAAACGGAATCTGAATGGCTGGATAGACAAAGACTAAAGTTTGAAGCACGACTCTAAACAAATGAACCGTTGTTCGAATTGCAAGTGCAAAACACATATTCTATTGGAACACAACTGTGGACTGAAAGTATGTTTGAAATGCAAAGATCCCGACACTCATAAGTGTACCTTTGATTTCAAGTTAGTACAGAAATTTAGATTAGCTATGAACAATCCAGAAGTTAAAGCGAAAAAGCTTGAACATATATAATGATAAACCTTCTTGAATTAGGAGCTGCTGTTGTTGTTGTTGACTTTGTGACTGTACTGCTGTCCAAATTTTTCAATCTTGGTAAATCTCTTGATGCATGGTATGCTAAGTTCGGACTGCTCGCAATCCTTTCTGATTGCCTCATTATAGTTCTCGGTATCCAATTAGCACTACTAATTGACCCCAAAGCCGGAGTATTCCATCTTCTACTTATGGCCGTGTGTATTCAAATTTTTCACGATATGTGGTTTTACTTTTTTGTTGTTCAACCGTTACCTCGCGGCCAAAATGAAATTATTGATTTGTTCAAAGATTACTCTGCCGAAAACTCGTACAAGATTGTGATAGCCGATACTCTCATGGTTTCATCCACTGTATTGTTAGCACACTACTTCCAGAAACTCAACGAGCAAGTTGTCGCATTCGTTGGGCTACTGGGAACTTACGCTTTAACGTACATCATATACACACATTAAGAATGCCCGATCGGATTGCTATGTTTTTGTCCACGAAACCCCCGGTAGAATGTGAACGTTTACTAGCGAACGCTTCACACTATATCCATAATGCCGAACTTCTTCAACTACTTCAAGGATTCAGCTGTTTCAATCACAAAAAGAATATGAAATTTAAGAATCAGCTCATTATGTTTTCCGACATTCCGGGACTGAGCGAAGAAGTAGATGAATGGATGAGTTCCTGAACACGTAGAGTAAAGTAGACGTACAAATATAAGAATGGGACTTGGATTGTTTGGAACACCAATTTATCTCAATATCAAATGCCTAGTGTTCTCAGCATTTGTTATTGCCGTATGGTTTCTACCCCATCCTAAATTCTGGCAGCATTCTATCGTAGTAGGATTCCTGCTTGCTTCGCTAGCTTATGTTCTCTTAGCATGGTACGATTTCATCTTTGATTGCAATGACCAGTTGCGTCCAACCTTTTTAGGATGGTTAACAGGATGGGCCAAGCCGGCACGATACTCGAAAGAATTCAATGAACTCCCTCTGAAATTCAAAAAGGTTGTTCGGGCAGTAGATATTGTTGTTCTAGTTGTGCTGCTTGGACTAGCGTTTAGCCCATATGTTTTAAAATGATAAATATAAATGTCCGGCCCAGCACCCATTCCCACGACACAACCCACTGATTCGGCGACCGCACCTCCCCCTACCGGTTCCGCACCTACACCGGGCGCAGGGTTCAGTATGCCGTCTATATCGTCCTTAGGTTCGACTGCGAATGTGGGAATGTTGATTCTTTGGGGTATTATCGCCCTACTTCCGTGGTTTCTCGTTTCGTACGGTGCCGCGAAACTATCTTTCGCAAAGTATGGGTCATACGGATGGTCAATCTTGGACTTCTTCTTTGCTGGATTCTATTACCCCTTTTACGCCTGGTTCTTGAATGAACCTTCGCAACCTGCTGGATTTATGGGAGGTCGTCGTTCGCGATACTAACTCCAGTCTACTTCAATCACAAACGCTCCACCACCTGAACAATTCGCAAACTCTCCTTTATGCGTGATACGAATATCGGGATAAGTAAGACGTACCTGACTTACCACCGATTCAATCATATCCAACTTGAATCCCGAACCACCAGCAGCATTCCATCGATATGTGCTTTCACCAGCTTTGGCGCGCTGGATGATTGAGACAGTTATCAGACGAACAGCTTGGTCAACTAACAATACATCGCGTTCCGCAATCGCTTCATCTCGCATACGTTGAAGCTGAACTTTCGTTGTCTGCATTTTACTTGTGTAAAAAGGGGGTTATTTCAAATCCCTTTTTAACGTTGGTACTTCAAGGAAAAATTGGGTTTTCACCCGTTATTTTGTTTTTGTTTTGGTTTAGATGTTGAGCCAAACGCCCAGCTTGCGCGCCTCCAGTTGAAGGCGCAGTCTCTCGTGGTTTAGCCACAGTTGTTCAGCATCTACTGTCTCAGGGAACTCGCGCTCCTTGTAGTCGTAGTAGTACTCCTCACCCATACCCTTGTTGCAGCTACGGCATGTAGGCAACAGGTTCTTCACCTCATGCCGTCCACCACGCTTCACCGAAATGATGTGCGCGGCATTCCAGCCGTTCTTCTTGACGCGGCTAATAAGCGTTGTCTCGCAGCAGCTGCACGTTGCAACATCAGCGTTACCGTTGATGCGCTTCCACGATGCATCGCGCATCCGTGGCGGAAGATTAATCCGCTTGCCGTTCTTGTCCTTGCTAGGCATGGACTTCACACGGAACCGCTTCGCTCGCGGCTTCTTGGTGCTAGTCTTGGTGCGAACATTGTTCTTCTTGCTGACGTACTTGGTCATCTTACACACGATAAGTAAACTTCAATCGTGCATACTGTCTAGTTTCTTAACAAAACCAATTTCGTTTTTCAAGGAAAAATTGGGTTTTCACCCGTTATTTTGTTTTTGTTTTAGTCCGTATGGACTTCAGTAGGCTCATCATCTATTCCTCGGAGACTCTGCTCCATCTTAACGCGGGCAGCAGTTGCTTTCTCGAGATCTAGAGTGTGGTGCTGTGCGTACCCCCACAGGGAATACGCAACCTCGCTAATCTCCTCGTCGGTCAAACGACCAGCTGGGAGAACAGCTTTGAGTGCACCAGCAACCCATGTCCGATCTTCGCCAAAGAAAGTTTCCACGAACTTCGGTAAATTCCAATTCCACTCATACTCCTTGAAGAACTTATCAAGGTTCGAGTAGTGATTCTTCCACCATGCTGACATTTTGTTGTTAATGTCGTCGATGAGTTAAAAATTGGACTTTTTAATTCCGTTTTTAGGATGTATAATTTTTCCTCATACACTTCTTACCGTATCTTTATAATCCAATGAATTTCCAGGGATTGTATCCGTACGTGCTCTCAACCCCAACATGAGAAATAGCGTGGACACCTACCGCGATTGATAGAATGAGAACTAGGACTACAAGTTGTAGAGGAGGAAGACGACGAAGCAAATTGAAGTTCATGGCGATAAGAACTGCTCCAACAAGTAAAAGACCTCCGTTCAACGTATGCGCCATAATTGACGGGATAGTGAATAGCTTGTCCATCTACAGTTATAATTCTAAGCGTCTACTTTGTTTCAATTATGTGCGGCAAGTGTCGTTTCGTGTACTTTAACAAATCCTTCTTTGCTACCGAGTAGTATTTGCGGTACGATTCAATTACGTCTGAGGATTTGTATTCGTCGGGCATAGCAGGTGTAGGGTCACTGAGCCACCGAGTTTCTTTCAAATCGGGAGGTAGATTCTGTTCTAACCATTCCAAATGTTCCAAACAAGCGTGTGGTTTCTTTGGCGAGAATCGAAACGAGTGTTCCAAGACAAGGTCCTTGGCTAACGCAATCAACCAAGAATAATGAGCTAAACTAGCACGAGTCCACAAAGCAGACGGATGGTTCTTATGCGTTGAGCGGTATCCTCGGTTACCAGTAGAAGCACACACAGGCGCAGAAATCTGAATCGTGTGTGTGCCGCCGTTCTCGTGATGAGCAGTGTAAAGTAATTGCGTAGATTCCAGTATCATTTTCACAACATGCTTGTCGCAGTGCCATCGCGCACACTGCCTTGTTCGGCGACTCAAGAAGAAGATATTCATTTCTAGTATGTGAAAAGGTAATACCACAGCTAATTGTTTTCGTTTTTAAGTTGGTTAAGACCAGTCAATAGTGATAGAGTGAACAGGATAGTTCGGAATAGCATCTTTTCCTACATTAACGGTATGGTACACCTTACTGTCTGGAAACAGTTCCGCTAACTTTGCAACTATATCTTTGGCTAAGCATACTGCATGTATCGCATCTTCGCCCGAATCAAGAGAATATGTAAGCTTTGTCTTATCAACAATATGTCTAGGTGCACGACCACTTAAAACACTATATTTATAATGCGTTGAATCCGTATAATTATCAGCATAGTTTGGGTCACGTAAGATACGGCGGACTTCACGATGTATTAGACAAGTGAATCGCCAAATATACTTCTTTTTTTCAATAGAAGCTTGATCTTGCGACACTGCTTTCTGTATTGTATTTTTGTATATAGGCACTACCATATTCTTTCGCGGACGTTCTACCGCATATAGTGTGATAGGATTCATCTTTGATTGAAAAACGGGATATTCTCCCCGATTGTTTTCGTTTTTATATACGTTTTAACTCATCGTTTTAGAAATATTTTCAAACTCTGCCATAAGTTTTTCCTTTGTGGTGAATGCAGAGTAGTGAGTCACCTTATAAATCTTATACTTATCCTTCAGATTCCTCCGAAGTATCTTGTAACAATCAGAACCAAATGCGACGATGACCGGATCTGTTGATCCAATATCACCAAGTTCCTCTTCGAATTTTACAACGTTGTCTTTCTCGAAGTCTTTGTTCGCCGACAGGTACTTCATGAGTTTTCCAGAATTCTTCTGCTCAAAATCTTTTATTATATCGGTCATATATGCTCCCTCGAACACCGAGTTCTTAATAGCATGTCTGATCTTGTAATCCTGAGCAGATGAAGTTGTAGGGTGAAAGTTTCCAAACACCCTATCAATTCGCTTTGATATGTTCAAACCAACAAGCACAAAATTCGGATTAAGTTTATGTAGTATTGAAGGGTCTTCAAAGAATGATATGTCATCCATTCCTGATTTCTCTCTGTCCGTCTTATCGGCATATATTGCCCACGATGACATGTTACCGTATTTTATCTTGATTCGGTCGTATAACTCAGATGCTATAGGCATGTTATTTGGTAATACGTTCATTAGAATGATTACCATTCCACTATAAATTCGTTTTTAGTAAGTAATGAAGACGAGGAAGAACTTCAAGATGCCGCGGAAGTTCGGGAAGGCACACTGCTTGAAAAAGACGTGCAAGAAAATGGGATTTACGGAAAAGGCATCGTGTCGTCCGTACAAGAATTGCTATAAGAAGAAGTGAGTGAGTTTACTCATAATATTTCTGAATATGTTTATTGACTTCCCAATGGTATCCCCATCGTCCCAGCACAATTTTCTGGGACGGCGGACGGTAGAAGAATCTAAATATCCTGATTAACATCCTATAATTGAAAAATGGGCTATTCGCCCTAAGTGTTTTCGTTTTCAAGTTTAGACCTACTAGACGGATATAATTTAATGGTGTTCAAGTACATTGACGAGTGGGTAGATGAATACAAAACCAAACATACAACGCAAGTTGAAATTTCTCATGATGGAATATACCTAACTGTTGAAAAAGATAACTTCATTGAAAAAACATACGTTCCAAGTTTTCATATGTCTGATATTAGAGTCATGCAAACTTTCAGAGGTGATATATACACGTCATATAATAGTCGTCGTCTAAGTTCAGAAGCATATGACCATATTATGGAATATTTTTTTCCTATTCCTGATATTTTTCAGGGCGCACAGATCTTGACGTTGTCTGACAAGATTATAACCGTGTGGGGAGAAGGAATGGAAGTTCGGAACACATCACCTGTTCAAAATGATAACTATCATGTAGGCATTCCTATCCGATATTTCCTGAGTAAGCAGATCATGAACTCTATTACGTGTCGGAAAGATTACGTGAAAAAAGGGTGTTGGAGTATTCATCTAGTGAATACTAACTTTCCAACCCTACTTTTTACAAACGAGGACGAATATGATAAGACATACAAATGTATAATTAAGAATTTCTTGACACCAAAGGAAACTAGTATTCTAGATCCACCCGAAGCTATCATCTAACGCCAGTGCGAAATTGTACCGCAGTGCGCGAGTTTCCATTGAATTCAGCTCTTCACGAAGTTTTAGTCCTTCAGTCTTTTCCTCGTTTTTAGTCACACACTCTTCTGCGAATTCAACTGGTCCCTTCTTCCATTCATAGACATGTTTGGAAATAAGAGCTTCTCGCAACTTGTCAGCGGACATAAATGGACGCATAGTCTTGCCTGACCTGATCAAAGGAAACTTAGGATCGGTATTGAACTGTTTCATCAAAGCTGAAATGTAGTTGTTAGCTACTAGAACTGGATCCTGCCTCCAAGGAATAGATTTGGTGGTGTTAATGAGCTTGAAGTAATCAATGATTTCATCTTCGTTCCCAAACTGTTTTGCCGCAACAATGATACTGAAGTCCACAGCAGTTGAATGTTGAAAGTATTCTTTAAGAAGGTAGTGTCTGTGCTGACCGTCAATAATGTACTTGGCAACGACTTCATCATCTTCTTTTACGAATGCAATTCGGAAAGGGTTGGAATTCAGAAGTGCGATATTTCCCTTAATACCTTCACGAATACGATCCACATGTGTCATATCAATGACGCGATTACCTTTCCATACGGGAACGTTAGATAACCATTTTGCATTTACGACACGATACAGCGATCCGTCTGTAGATCTGAATAAGTCTGTCATCCTAATTGAAAAACGGGCTATTCGCCCTAAGTAGATTCGTTTTTAGTTTTACTTCTTTACAAACTTGTTCTTGAACTCAACAAGCTCAGTGAGCTTACTGTTGATTTCGCCAAGAATCTTCATGAGATCTCCGACATCCGCCTTCTTCTTGCGCATATCCTTCTCATTCGTATTCTCCTCATGGAGAAAGATCGCGTTCTCAATCTCACCTGTACTCAGCCCGGTCTTCTTTACAATTTCTTCCATTGGCAACTTGTGTTTGAAATGAAATTCTGCGGCAATCGTACACAGACGTGACCGAATGCCACCGATAGTGCGTTCATGGTGAGATGCAAGATCTTTAATAGTTTGACCGTCGGCAATTGCCTTCAGAAGGTCAATCATTTCTTCATTAGTCCAAGCCTGACCCATACGGGCAGGGTACTTTTCTGGGTTCACTATTGCCATTGCCTTGAACTTATCGCTCATCTTCGTTAATTGAAAAGGGATAGGTTATCTCTAACCAAATCCGTTTTTTTGGGTTCATTCACTCCTTGCGTTTCTTTGCACGTTCCTCCTCTTCCAATATCTTTTGATAAGCTTCTTGTTTTAGTCCCTTGCGGTAAGTATACACAAGATTACGAAAATAAGATACATGAGAATGAAACTTTGAAATCGCTTCACTATTACAATCCCACCCAGGAACAGTACACGCATTAAACTTGGAGTTCATAATACTCGTGACAAGCGGATCCTTCATATATTTGTTGTAAATTTCAGCCGAGATCTTATCTGCAGTTATGGAATCATATATCTTCATCTGCGAGTAGTTGTTTAGTTCGGAAAGAATTTCATCTGCTCTGTGGTTAATTTCAGTATCAATAGGAATCGTCTCCAGAAATTTGGAATGTTCATACATAGATTGATAGCTGATATTACGAGTATTCTGTTGTGCTTGAACAACTGGGTCTGGTAAAAGACTCATCTTCGTTAATTGAAAAAGGATAAGTTATCTCTAACCAAATCCGTTTTCATATTCATTTCACTCCTTGCGTTTCTTATATATAACGATTGTGTCGGCATCATATGCTACAAATGACTCGGGTAGAATCATCACGGCTGCAACAAGGTCATGTTCATTTTGAAACTCGCGACTCTTGAACTCATCAAGCAAACAATTGCCTTGAATCAGAGGTTTCGCAGTATCCACGAGAACGTTGTACGGTTCATGCAGAAGTTTCTTGATATCGTTCACAGCGTAATCGCCCATGAAATAATAAGAAACCAACTTAGCATCCGAATCGTAAAATCCAAAAGCAGTTTGGCCACCCATCTTGTTAAGTTAAAAATGGGTTATTCACCCTTTTTAAATTCGTTTTTTGGTTTATGGTACTGTGCTGTAAAATTTACGCTCAATTTTCTTCGAGCGCTCCTTTATTGTTGTAAAGTAGTCAAGTGGTTGCGACTTCAAGTCATCAATCATCTTCAGCCAAGGAAGTCGTCGCGACATTCCTTTGAACATCGGATCAGTCTCACAGTACTTCTCCTCGACCTTATCGAGCAAGTAGCACAAACGTTTGAAATTCGCATCGCGGAATTTCTTCCACTCGTCCTTAAGACGTTGCTTTTCATCGGAAAATGTCTTGATGTTCATGTCGAACATTTCATTATACTCTTTCAAGGCCATCTTGGGGTAGTTAACCCTTTTTGCAAGACGGTAAAGCTCTATAATTCGACACCTCTCGTTATTTTGATAATTGTTCATCACCGTGTCGTGTGCTACTAAAAGCGCATCCACTTCAGCTTGAAACGAATTAATGAGATGGACGTAATCTACCGATGGAACGTCAAAGGTGACCTTTCGTTCGGACGACATATTATCCATTACAATTGAAAAATGGGTTATTAACCCTTTTAATTTCGTTTTTATTTTTTGGTTTAGTTTGACCGTTCAGCGCCCGTTGTAAACAACCAGCTGCCTGTCCTCGTTGAAGTAAAGTCCTTGGCTGCGAAATTCAGAGCAGAACTCCATGTCCATATTGCGAACTTTGCCCATAGCAATCCATTCGCACAGCCATTCCAAATGTTCCATCTCGTCTTCGTACATCTCATCGAGACACTTCTGATTCCACTCTACAAACTTGTCGTAGCTGAATCGGAAGTGAACGTAGTGGTCTGCTGTCTCGCATTCCCACTTGTTAAACGCCGCTCTGTACTCCTCCTTGGTCATCTTTGCAACCTCTTCTTGCGAATACGGAAACACCGGCTTATAGCTCAGCATCGTTTCATACCGATCGGGATGAAGGTCAGTCATACGACCAAACTCTTCTTCACACGGAATCAGCTTCATAGCCTTAGCCTTTGCCTTTTCGCGGTCATAGTCACCCATCTTGATGCAATAAGTAAACTTCAATCGCACACTACCAGACTTCTTTACTAAACCAATTTCGTTTTTATAAATCAGTTAAACGACCAGGCCTGGTAGTGGCTCTTGTATCCGCTTTTTACACACTTTCCAATCTTGTCCCACGAAGTCTCGTTCCCTTCATACAACATATCGACTTTATCGGTCAAGGTCCATCCACGTTCCCTGATAAGGAAATTCATCATGTTCCACACGTTTTCTAATCCAGTGTCCTCAATGACTTTTAGAGTATGGTTCACGAGAACGTATCTAAACCCCATCTTGTTATTTTTGAAAGAAAAATTGGACTTGTTGTTCACAAATCCGTTTTAGTTTAATTTAGTTACCACTCGACGCAAATGTTCCTGCTACGATTGTAGCCGTCATTCACATTGCTAATTACGATGTTAAAGTCAGGAAACAGTACCACAAGCTCGTCGCGAATACTAGTCGCAAGATCATCAATATTAATATATTCATGATCAAGCATGTTGGAAATGGTGTGATAGAATTCACTGTTTGAACGCTCTACTGCCGCCTTGATGGCTTCGTAGTAAATCGTCTCCACCGAATCCTTCACAAACTTCCGCGCCTTGGTAGTCGCATACGCCTTGCGCTGAAACTCCATATCGGAACGTGTGAAAGGTGTAAGGGACATCCTAGTAGTAGTAGTATATGAAAAATGGGTTATTCACCCTTTTCAAATCCGTTTTTGTTTTTAGTTTATTAAGGCACACTGCGCCATCCCACAACCACATTACGACCACGGTCATATGTGTAGTTCACAACTTGAATATGGACTCCAAAGTCGGGAAACAGTACCACCAGCTCGTCGCGGATAGCCTCCGCAACACTCTGAACATTATTGAACATTCCCCCAGGAATGATGTGGACGTACGAAGTCACATTCGTCTCAACTGCATGCTTCCGCACAGCATAGTAAATCTTCTCTACTGCATTGCTAACGTACTCCCGCGCCTTGGCGGTCTTAAACGCTTCGCGCTGAAACTCCATATCGGAACGTGTGAAAGGTGTTAGGGACATCCTAGTAGTAATCGTAAACTGTATGAAAAATGGGTTATTCACCCTTTTCAAATCCGTTTTTATCTAGTCTCCAACGATACGCATCATTGTTTCAACAACAATGTAGTGTGGAATCGAAATATAAACTGTTTCACTAATAAACTTCGTACGTTCAAATGAAATTATTACATGCGTAGAATGTTCTCCGTACCCATCATGAATTTTATCTTCAATTTGTTCCTTCGTTATGCCGAAAACCGCATCCAAATAAATCTTGTCTGCTGCTGTAAGTTCAAAGAGTACATCTTTGACTACACCATCCAGTGTATTGTTAAAGAACTCAATAGTCTCTCCATCCGTCACACGAATCTTTGTCTGAAATACGTCTTGCATTCCACTGTAATTAGCACTAATCTACTCTTCACACGCTTTTTCAAATCAAATCCGTTTTGATTCATTTACATCCTCTCGACTTATTGCGCGGATCATGGTTAACACAGAAAGAATGTTTTTGTGCTGAAGGAAGGTCACATGAGGGAATAAAACATTTGAACATAACGGGTGCTGAAATTGTGATATCAGAAACCGGCTTGCTACTAGAACAACCCATGACGTATATCGTGTTATCGTTTACTCGCGTTTTATCCGTTTTATAGATAGTCGTCTACACTAAATTTTATGTTCGAGGGGGATAAGGGACATGTTCCTTCCACAGGTCATAAAAGACCAACTCCCCGATGATATTGTTAACCTTATATTAGCCTTTCTGCCTAAGAAACGAAGGAAAACACATATTAGTCCTTCCTTGCAACGTGAACTGGAAAGACTCCAGAAGCTCACATTAAAAGGTAAGACGGGAATGTATTTGCGAGAATTTGATAATTTTTCAATAGATTAGTTCACAGTTATACACACTAGAACGTAAGACCTTATCCTGAAACTCCGCACGCTTCGAACATTAGCCAAAAATTGTAGAGGAACTGCATTGTAGTTTATCGGAACTTTCAGAAACACAAAGGATGGGCGATACGGTCCACTCAGAATATCTTCAAGCCAGTCATCTAACCGTGTTGCCCCTAAATACAGGTCAATACTGTTCTGCTTTTTGTATTCTGGTCCTCCCCATGGAGGGTCTACGTACAAAACATCGCTTGCCCACTTGTAAATCTCAATACAGTTTCCCAAATACAAAGAAACATTTGTTAACCCAAACACGTTGACGTTATTCTTCAGTGCTTCAAAGTTTGTTTTTGAATATTCAATACTGTGTACTTCTCGAAAATTCAAAGCAAAATTTATGGTGTCTCCTCCAACACACGCTGTTGCATCAGTAAGACTCTTTGTTTCTAGTTGACCAACAACAGAAGATACCACATACAAAATATGCTCCCCATCTCTTCGTCGCGTTATGCTGTACTCTCCTTCTTCGGTTAATTGGAGCTGATTGTAGTTTATTCCTTCTTTTTTAGGAAACGCGTCCTCCATTATATCGATTACTTCATTCCATGTAAGTAAAAATGCCCGCAACTGCGGGACTTAGTAATTATTTCATAGATATCCAATCAACCATCATCTCCGACGTAGAACTTTTCACCACAGACAGTGCACTTCTTAATAAGAGCACCACCCTTCGTTGGCTTGCCGCAGCAGAAATTCATGGTATGTTGTAGATTGATTATCGGAAACTATGAAACCCATACTCTTCAATAAATAATTTTCGTTTTCAAATCCTTGCTATGACCAGACGAACACAGCGTTCTATGCGCTCGTCATCTATCAAATCAGATGCTCCCAGATATGTTATGTGCTGAGCTTTCCAATCATCAAGTACGGAAAACCATTCTTGCAAGGTATTCACTGTAGGTAACCCAATCCATTCAGGCCAAGGCCATTCCCAAATAGTAATGCGTTTTGTTTTTTTAACAACGAATCCAAATCGATGTCCATTATCATAACACTGATTCACTGCTCGAGGCCATTCGCGTTTTTTATCACCGTGTTCCGGAATTGTTAATGTTAATTCGCCCTTCCTTAAAGAACTTTGTTCCTCCATTATTCCTACGATTGTTCGTTTTTGTGCATTGGAAGCATACGTTGTAGTACATATCTTCTGGTTTCCTCATTTCAAAACATCGCTCACACACTTCCATTATAAAAATGGAATTATTTTGATTACCAAGTATGCTATCTCAGGACGACGGTCCTAGCAGAACGACGGTTCTGTGTTTCTGGGGGGCGAAAGTTCACACACTCTGTGCGATTCGAAAGGCGCGGAGAGACCAAACGGGGTAGAACATTATGAAAACGGCAGTTTTACACACGGGATAGCGGAGGAAGGAGCTATTCTGGGTCAGTGAAGAAGTAGAGTGTTTGCTCTATTTTTTCATTTACCATATACGAAACGTTGAAACAAAAAAGTTTTGTATTTCTTTTTTGTGTTTTTTATTGTTGTATTCGCTTTTGGTTTTGTTCATCCCGAGATGCGTCAACCGTAGTGTGGGCACTTCATTTCCATCCCCACTCGACAGCTTTTGTCTCGTCTTCAGCCATTCGGCTCTCAAACTCCGCACAGAACTGCGCAGGGCAGCTTGCGCACGGCAGGATACGATACGTACCCTTCCGCAGCGGATGCTCAACAACAGGTCGCCGCTTGCGACCGCCGTTAGAATTGTGCGTTGTCCAGTCGTCAAACTGGTGTCCGCACTCGCTGCAAGATTTGCAGCCATAGCTGAGCACATTGTAGCCCGCTATCATAGCTTTCCAAAACACCTCATCCTCGCGGACATAGATGTGGATAGCTCCGTCGACTTCTTCATCCTCCGGAGTTTCCTCCAGCGAATAGGTGAAGCCACCCTTCGTCAACAACTTAATGGTATGCGCAGCGCGCTCTACCAGTACCTCGACGTCAACTCCTACTAGGTCAAGCCGCAGCTTGCGCCATAAGTAGTTCGAATCACCAGACTTGTCGGCAACGCTGCCGATTATGTCCCAGTGACTATCTATCTTCACGTTCGGAATCATCTTGTCTTGTTTTTTTGAACTTGGCTGAGAGGTCTACACCACACCGGAATTACGTAGACTTGAGCGAGAGGTTCAAAGTGGGGACTTGGTTGCGTTAATTGCTTTCAAGTGTGTTTTCGTTGTAACCCCACAATAGAAACCCCGTCTTCTCCTCAAAGAATCCGTTTTTATTTTCATGGTTTTCGGCACGTGTTTGTACCTCATGAGAAAGTTGGGATAAATCGTTCAAATGTATCTAAAAAGGGTGAAAGATAAACTGGTTTTATTT